TAGCCCGCAAGCTATATACCGAGCTACTGGTCAAAAAACAGTCCTAACTGAAGATAATACCTTTTCAAGAAGAGACCATTTTCACTTAAACTTTCCATATGAAAACTTTGATGAAGTGCCCATTTCTGCGGCTGCGGAAGGCGCATCAAATGGGGTGTTTCCCTATGAAAAGGCGTGGAGTCATAATTACCCTGAGCCATATGGAATACCAAGGCTCCCATCTCAGTCTAATCCAGACTTTTATGACAACGCGGGAGAAGATGGTTCATATGTACTAGAACACCCTTTGTATACAGATGGAGACAGAATTGGACATCCATTTGTGGAAGAATTTCAAGATGACGGCTTTGGTGGAGGCACTGGTGGTTATGGCGTGGAGTCTGATAGAACTAATGGAGACTGGTTCCGAACTGATTTTTCAAGATTTGTGTCAAAAAATACTTTATATCGATATGAAAACAGAGGGAATAGAAGTGAAGAATATGCAAATGGATACAAACCAAACATTCCAACATTTCCAGCACAGCCTGGCGTATCAAGCGTATTAAATGGAGAAAAGTATCAAAGAACCGAGTGTGGTTACGGATACTTTCTGAAACCAGAAGGTTGGGCAAGAACTGCAATATATTCTTGGTGGGGAATATCAGAAGCTACATTTGACAAAGACTTAAATGCAAGTAATGCGAACTCTATTACGACTCCAGAAGAAGGGAGTGTTGGCGGAACCATAAGCAAATCTCCTCATTTTAACTCGATGACTGTAATCGCGTCTAACACGGGGCAAAAAACACACTTAAACTTAGGCTCAAACTCAAATTCGTTCATCAAGACAGGCTATTTAGACCTTTACAGAATTGTTAATTCGAACCCAAATGAGAATCTCAATCCTCTTAAATTAAAAGAAAACGAATCTTCCATTACATTTTACTTTGGACCAACAAGAGTTCAAGGGTCACACACAGCAGGAAACAGAAAGCCTCAGTTTAAACAAACTGAGGACGACGGAAACCAAGACGAATGGAGGTATGCTGAGCATAGCGAAGTAAACCAGTCAACCGTGAATGACGCCAAGCTGTATGTTCAGAACTTAGGTATAAAAACTGCTAAGATAAAATTTGGGAATGGAAATGCGTATTCTTTAGCGGCTGGACAAGGAATAGAACTTAGCTTGTTTGAAGTGGCAAATGACTGGTCTCATCTCACTTGTCAAGCAGAAAGCAATGCTGACTATGATTATACAGAGAGATATTACACAAAATGCGTTTACAAATTTGAGTTTAGGAATGTTAAATTCTATAAAAACTTAACAACTACTGGTTCTCAGAATTTGAGAAAAACAAACACATATTACATTATCACTAGAGAGCTTGCGTCCACGCCTCCAGGCGGCATTCATAACAAGGTTCATTTACACTCTATCTCTAAGAACGTAAAAACAAGGTCAAGCTTGACTGGAAACCAAAAATGCAACGGAGGCCCTCGTTATTATCAAAACACTGCTGACATAAGATATCGAGGCTCTTTTTGGGATGGCGCAAACAGCAAAAGGCACGCGGCTTCATACTGGAGCTCTCAATCTCCTTATGAGCTAACCTGTATAGAGGACAGCGGTTATCAAATTATTGATAGCGATACAGTTCAAAGCGTGTTTAATCTAGCTCTTGACGGGGATTTAGGCGGAGTGATTAGTGGACTATCTAACTTACTTGATGACATCTTTTAATAATGAATAAAAAGAAACATAAAATATTACTGACGGCTTTAAAAAACGCATCGTCTGAGGATGTTGATTTGTTTTTAGAGATTGATTTGGTTCAATCTTATAAAAACATGAATCAAAGCCGATATGACAACAACTTTGACTTAGCCGAGCAATTTGTAAAAGAAAGAAATGCGTCTCGAAATTTTCGAATTTACGGAGAAATATCTAGTACAATAATTGATTGTAATAATTTAACTATAAGAGTGTTTACGGACCCTTTGTATTTGAACGAAATAGACTCTGTTGAGACAACTCTTGTTTCATATGGAAAAGAAAATGTGTTCGGAAAAAAGAGAGGAAAATATATTTTAGAGGTTGATAGCTTCTTTTCTGATGATGTCTACTTTCAAGTAGATTCAGACAATTTTAGCTACAAGCAACAGCGCTGGAGTCAAAAGCTAGTCCACTATGATACTGAAGGGAATTTTGCACCATACGGAACCGAAACGCTAGACATCAATCTTGATAGTTCAGTGTTAATAGAAAACAACTTTCCATTCTTCTTCAACAAACACTGGATAAGACTGGATTATGATATTATAGAGGAAAAAGTTGCTAAATACACATGGGATGCCCCTGAAACCACCTTGTCAGAAGGACAGTCTGTGAACCACACTTTGTCTCTGGATAAACTTAGCCCTTTCGGAAATGAAAGATTAACTTTAACATGGAGCCCCAATACACCCTTTGCAGGGTATTCACAAGGGGTTTTGTCTGGTTTGGGTGCAGATAACCCACAGAGGGTTTTTGAGGTTAATATTCCGCCTGAACAAGAAGACCAGTCACTAGCAGCTCTAAATGGTAATGCATTTGTTTTAATTCCTATTCTCCCTGATAACCTTCAATATTTTACTGTTGGACAAAACCTTCGAATACTAGATGGAGACTATCAAGGGGCATATACTATTGAAGCAGTATCCACACTAGGGTTTTTTGGAGATAATGAAGAATTTGATTTTACAGCAATAGTCCTAAGTGCTCAGTTTTTTGATATCCCAGACAACACAAACAGTTCAAGGTATTTTGTTGGTACAGCTCCTGATATATCTATATTTCATGAAGGCAATCAAGTGAGCCTCCCCTTAGATTTGGAGTGGACCACAATTGAACAAAATAAGTTGTTTACATTTCAAGCAAATACCGACTTTGAAATTGAGTTAGATGAGTTTTTTAAAATTGATGGAGAAAATGCGGTCCGAGTAGAAAAAGGAGTATTTCCTTATCACGGGCTTACACTTCTCGACAATACTGTTCAAAAAGAAGTAAGATACAATTTTGGAAATATCTGGGAAAACAGAGCAAGGTTTACTGGAAGAACTTCTTATGACATAACAGCTGATGAAGACTTCGATAGAACAGCGCCTGGCCCCTCAATTTTGAGGAATGGAAACTTTTGGCAAGGCCGAAATGAAGAGTTCTATACAAATGACTTCTTTGACCTCACGATTACAAATGAAGGCATTCGAACAATTATTCCTCCAAATGAACTCCTAGGTACTGACGCATCTTCTACAATAGAGGCTCAGGAGTCAAGGACATTTAGAATAAAAACCCCGTACTCAGACAATCTCCTTCACAAGGTTGAAATTATTTATGAAGATGTGTTAATTAATTCATTAGATGACTTGCCAATCAGCGCTGTTGGGAACATCAATATAAATGGAACAGATATAGCTGCCACTTCCCTCGGAAGTTTTCAATACATATACGAAAACATGAAGTCTCGACTAGATGATGGACCAAGTGACTGGTATAGGTTATATGGCACCCCTAAACCATTTAAAGCAGTATTCGATGATGATGCAAGAAAAATAACGTTAACATCAACTAGCCCTGGAGTGAGGCTAGTTGTGTTTTCTAAGAACCCAATCACATTAGTTAATTATTTGAACACTTTCCAATTGAACCCTCAAATGCCAATGAGGGTATCTCTCTATGCCAATTCTAACCAAAATCAGGAATCTAGATACAAATTCACAATCAACAAATTAGGCTACAAAGAAACCTATATACCTTCTGCTCCTATACAAGCTACGGAGGGGGCGGTAGTTGATAGATACCTTGTTACGGGGTATCGAGACATTTTATACCCATATGACTCAACTCTTGAGCAGTGTAATTTTAGATTAAACGCTAATGACCTAAAAGGGGTATCGTATTATGAGGCCACATTCAGTCCTGACCAAAATCAAATTATGGAATATGGAAGTGTTATCATAAACGGGGTTCTCCTTTTATCGTCAAGCCTTTTGCCTCTCAACGAAGAAAACTTAACACAGCAAGGGTTTTTTCTGAATGAAAACGATGAAATAGAGTTTATGGGAGAATTTAGAGCCGCCCCCATAGTCCCTATACCATGCACCAGTGAAATCATATCTACTCAAAACACAAGAGCTATATGGGAAGTTCAGATTGAAGACATGTCTGATATTGGAAACAACTTTAACGGTACACGTTCATTTGACATAACTCTAGGCAATGGCGATGGGGCATACACACTTACTGTTGGTGGACCTTCGAGTTCTGCTACAAAAAGGGCTGCAAATACTTGGTGGAATGGTTTCCCCATCCCAGTGTCGGATGAAAATGGTCCATTGGAGCCAAATGCGATACTGAGACTAAGACTCGACGAGGGGAATGGCAATGAAGTACCAGAAGGACCTTTTTCAGGAAGTGTCACCAACAACAAGCTAACCTTGGTTTCCAAAACTCCAGGACTCAACGTTCAATTGGATAATTTAGTAAACTTTGACGGATACAATGAGGGAGAAAATGCAAACCTTATTGAAACCCTGGGAGATTTTTTATCAGACATTTTTGAAGAAGTGCTCGATTTAGAGACTGAAGAAGAGCCTGATATAAACCCTTTCTCTTTAAAAGCAAAACAATTTGCGCCTGGAATAGAGGTCGGAGAACTAAACACAGGAAGAAATGGTCTCGGAGGCTTTAGATTTAACATAGAATAATTGAAACAGGTTATTTATAATAGATGACATATCAAAACGACATAGTAAAAACTCAAATATACATAGACGTGAGGCCGAGTTCAGCCTTCACTCAAGGCTACGGCGTGTTTCAAGTCTCAACTAGAAGCTTAGGTATGCGGCCTGAGTTTGATTTTTACATCAATGTAAACCTCAATCAAACGTTTGAGATACATGAGTATGTTGACACACAAATTGACACTGGTATAAAAAAAATCCCAAGGCAAGAAATAAATCCATACTTTTTGGAATACGGCTTTTTCGATGACATCGCCAGAAACAAAGTCAACAATGGAGAAGATTTAAGTTTTTCTCAATTAAACTTTATTCGAAGTGTAAGATTTGATGTATCGTTTTTAAGTGATGATGAATTAAAAAACTGGTTCGACTCTGGAGGGAGAAATGAGCTGCCGTGGGCAAGTGTGCTTGGGAGCGACACAACGATATATGACATAGAAAAGGCTCAGATAAATCTAACCAACATTATCTCAAAAGCAGAGGTATTGAAAACAGCTATTAATAGATAATGCAGAAGCACAACATAATTATAAACAAAAGATTTAAAACAAATGGACCAGTCGTCAATAGCGGCCTTGACCTGCAAAACAACTATTATGTCTATACTCAAAACTTAGGCGGCGGGTTGACCAGTGAGTTCAATGTACGCGCTTATCTAAACGACCCCCAGAATCAGCTTATTATTGACCAGTTCATTGTATTTATTAAAGGAGCCACAACTGAGGCTGAGTTTCTGGAAATATTTTATGACGACTCAAAGCTTCAAGCGGTGTTTAATAAATTTTTTGAATCAGAACTTCAGGGGCAACAAGTGTCTGTTACGGCAGCTATCGATGAATCTCTTGCAAACACTATCTCAATAATCGTGAATGATGGATGGTTTAAGTGGGAAGGAGATGTTACAACAAAACCAATGACAGGGCTCCCTGAAAGTCTTTTGAGCCAAATAAGAATTGACACACCTAGAGAAGAGCTTGTCCCAATAAACATTCAAGACAGCTATTATATCCCTGTAAAATTAAACTTTAGCCACAGTCAATTGCCTAGAAGTAAATTTAAAGTTTGCAACGACTACGTAGATTCAAGACTTAACCCAGTAGAGCACTATTTAACATCGCAAGGCTTGACAGATATTCAGTCTGGAGAAATGGTGAGAACATTTTTAAATCTAATAAACCCCACTGGAGAAGAGCTTCCTATTGAAACAAATGCAGCTGGAAGCAGTCTATCCAGCCCTGAAACCTCAGAAGAAAGATAATGGAGGAGTCAAATAAGATATCAACAATACTACAGTGTTTCGTAGATACAAACCTGGAGTTAAATGAGAATTTTCTCTATTCAGAGACAAAGGTTCCGACTGTGTTTTTTACAGAAACATTTAGACGAGCTCCAGAGAACACCTCCATTAGGATAGATGTATCACTACTTGCTTCTTCTGAAAAAGGGAGAGAAAGCGTCAGTGTGGTATTTATTCCTGGCGCAGCTGGACTTGAAGACGTAGGGATAAACTTGCCAATTGTTTTAAATTGGGCAGAGGGAGAGCAAATCAAAACTGTGTTTGTGGAGCTTAAAAAAGATTTTGAGCTAGAAGTCGGAAGAGACGAAGATTTCAGTTTAGCTTTGGTTGGAGCAATAAATTGTTTACCAAAAGAATCAAACTCTACAATAACAGTTGTCATTGAGGATGAAACAATATTTAACAAAGTTTCTTTCTTAGAGACAGAAGACAGCTCTCTCTTGTCAAATGGAATAACTCAATATCTGAGCTACTTCTATGATACAGACAGCCCCGTTACATTAAAACTTGGCTTAAACAATCAGTCTGAGGGCGGAGTCGAACGTTTAAGCGTAAAACTCTATCGACTTAGTACACCTAATTTTGATGGGAGATTTGCAGGCTTAATAACATCCATACCTGTTCAATTTGAGATTGGAGAACAGACAAAAGATGTGCTTATTGAAAATATAGCAAACTCTGTTTTAAACACTTCTCCAGTCATAGTTGTCACAATAGAAAACACTATAAAAGTGGAGTTAGATACAAATCAAGGAGCTTATAAAAACGCACTAATGTATGTGGAAAACAATTCGCTCTCTATAAACAGAAGATGGACAACGATAAATTTTGGAGACTTTTATAGACAAAAAGGACCAACAATAGGCGGCCAGCTCCAGTTAAGAAGCCCAGTTTCTAGCGAAATCCCACAAGACTTAAACGAGACACAGAATGGATGGGCTCTGAAATACGGAAATGTGTACTTAGAAAATGTTAGCAATGAAGAAAATGGTTTTGCAGAAGCCAATTATGATAATTTCCCCACATACAGGTTTGGGCCATCATTCAACGGTGGGTTAGATGACATTTCTTTAAAGATAACAAATAACGGAGAATTTGATATTTTATGGGATAATACCTTAGTGCAGCCAGGAGGAACTTTTGAAGTCCCAGTAAGTGGCGTAGATTTTGAAATTTCGCTGCCATCAAACTCTCAGCTAATTGAGGCTGGTGAAATCATTCCTCAAACAGGAACAGAGGCCATCGAGAGGCTTTACGCTCAATCCTTATACAGCATCAACATTAAATACAACAATGAAGGATATACAAACCCAGACGGAGACAATATGTACTCACATGGCTTCGTTCTTAAAAACGGGAGCGGCGGGGAAGTCGAGATAGGGACTTTCGAATTCACTAATTACGGCAATGTTTTTGAATCCCAAGTCAACAAAGACTATCTAGCTGGATATTACGTATCAGTTTTAACCAGATACAACGGCAGCTTATGCACAAATGAATTCAGTGGAGAAGAAAATGTATACAATATTAGAGTGCTTGGAGCTATATTATTAGATGACACAGAGTCTGAAACTGATTATGGAGGATTTGAATTTATAAAATTCAATGATTTCAACCCCGTGTGTGGAGGAGCAAATACAAGTTACATGTCTCCACTATGGACAGGAATCCCGTTTGAAATCGCATCTCCAATTGACGATGGAACAGACGGGTAAAAATATTTTATCCACCAAATTCGACGTAGACATAGAAAGATAATTCAGCGTCACTATTTATAGAAAATAAGAATCATGGCAACAGGACTTTACGGAACAAAAACACTTGCATCAGTCGATTTTAATGACGTGGACATCTTGTATGCATTCACGCCTTCTCATGAAGTCGTAGGAGATTTACAATTTAAACCTCTTTTTGGTTCTATTACAGAAAGCGAGTTCCGAAAAATGATTGGCGCAGACGGGTCATATAAACTTCGCCTCCCCGCTACTATTTTTAATAAGCTTGGTTTTTATACAGTAATCATCAAACCAAAGACATTTCAAACTCAAATAATTGATTGTTCAATCGTTGTGACCAATACAGACACTGAAATACAAATGTCTAAAAAAGGAATAATTATTCCAAAATTAAACTTTCAAGACACAGGAAGCTTAATTGGGTACCGCCTTGAGTATATTGACGAGAACGGAATAAAAATAAAAAACTTTCACCGCATTGTTACTTCCAGCGACTTGGTAAATGTATCTGTGAATTCATCCAGCTCAAACTCAAGCTCTACATCTTATGTGTTAGACCAGAATGGAACAAGTTTATTCTTGACGGTCACGCCAGACGAAAACACTTTAATATCCAATGCTCAACAACCAAGCCTTGGAAGTGCTGGTCAGTCGATTTTAATCTCTAACACTTTCTTTGACCCAGTTATGATTGAAGTCGAAATGGTGGACCAAAATCTTAAAACCCTTGGCAGAGTTCTCACAGGGAACTCTATCCGAGACAATCTTACTGGGCGACTATCTTACTTTGATGAACAAGGGAATCTTTGGAGACAATACAGTCTTCTCACTAAGAAGAATCAGTTTGGAACTGGCGAGATTGACATTAAGAGAGAAGTCAGAAATATCGACTTCAATCAAACGTTTGACGACGTTCAAAACTCCTAATCACCTCTGAGGAGGCAAGCCTTCGTATTCTGTAGTCTGAGTCCCAGAACCCCCTGTACCTTCGCTTGGCGCAGAAGAGTCAGCTGGAGAATCCACAATATAACCAATTGTCTGGCCAGAGTACACTTGACTCTGAGTTGCCTCTGTGTATGAAATAATAGACTGTTTAACTCCAAACAGATTTACAACATATTTCACATTTCCTAACCGATAATAATATGTTGAACCTGGAACCAAAGGAACAGAAGCTCTTCTTGTTGTCTCTGAGATGAACGATGTTTTCTCAACGTTTGCTACACGTCTTGTGCTATTGTTTGTTTCCGCTTTGGAGTAGAAATACTTAGAAGTGGCGCTAGATATAGTAAACCCACTATTAACTGCTTGATAAGTAATTTCTATCAAGTACTCATCCCCATCAGACACATTAGAGAAAAAGAATTCTGGAGTAAATGTTTCTGCTGAATAGCTTTCAGGTCTAGGGCTTTCCACTTTAGGAACAGAGGGCGGGTAAAAACAAGTGAAGAAAAGCCCTTTAGCTGTTAATCCGCTCCAAGAACCAGATTCAATAATATTTTCATCACCAAATGTTTTGAAAGACGGAAGCCGATTGTAATTTAAGCTTTTTTCGTTCATCCCAATTACATTTTTATATGTATTCAAGACTTCTCTGAAAGCGTGACGAGTATTGAAAAAATACATTGCTTTGTCCTCAAATATCTCTTCAGACCTGCCTTTAAGTGGTTTATCTATTTGTTCGGGCGAAAACACATATGGAACGGCTTCGCTAGTAAGTGTGGTAGTTATAGCTGTTGATGCTGAAAATGAAATAAAAGGCTGAGCTATTCTTCCTTTTACAATATCGTAATTTTCCTGACTTGGAACCTCTCTATACTTTAGAATTTCCGTATAAGGAACTTTGTATATATCATGACTCATTCCTAAGTAGTTCTCTGACAAAAATACAGCATTGTTTGCTGAAAATGCAAACTTTATTTGAGGCCTGCCGTAGAGTTCAAAAATTGACTTATTGGTCTGACCTGCAAAAAGAAGAGTTCCTGCTGTAATTGCGCTGTAAACAGGCGCATCGAACTCAAACACATCACTGACTGATGCTTTATGGTTTAAGTGAGTATTGGCATAGAAAGATTGACCCTTAGTAGATTTAGTACCAGAGGTTTTTGAGGTTTTGGTTTTTTGAATTACACCATTCCTTATTCTAGCAATATTTGTATCGTTTTTCTTAGCCATCAATTATTTCTATATCTTCAACAAAATCATCAACTTCAACTTCAATTTCAAATGTATCAATTTGAGACTGGACTAAATCAACGTTTGCTCCAATGTTTAATGTGACTGGACATAAATCCAGCTTTATCTCTGCTACAACCTGCGACGTTAAGGCCCAGGGAGTTCCTGACATTGTTATAATGTCGTTAACAGTATTAGTAACTCGAATAGGATAAAGTTGATTATCAGGAGACAAAGGCACTGCTATCTGAAATTCAGAACCAGCATTTATGCCAACAGGATAAACAAATTTCTGTCTATTAAATACTGTATTTCTATAAATCGTACCAAAAGCCTCTAGAATAGAAGTTGCGGGAATCAATTGTTCCGCCGCACAGTAAAACTGGACCTCTATTAGCTCTAGAAACTTTTCTAATTTCCCAAATCCAATTTGATTTGGGTCAGGGGTTGTCATCTTATAGTAATGCATATATATTTCTCGCAATTTATGGTAGTGGTATCCACCATTGTGCGCATTAGACGTCTTCCTGTTGACGGGGTCTACATTTGATTTATAAATAAAATCAGTCCATTGCGCGAGCGTCATTCCCGTTATGTTTCCAGGGTTTACTTTACTGCAATCCTCAATAGTCCATTCAAATGGAACATTTAAGTTGGAAAACTGAAATGGGTCTCCAGAGCCCCACACCCAACACGTTCCGCTTAGTTGGTAATATTCATGCAAATCACACTCAATAGCTTGAGCGGGGTCGATTCCTACAATCAACTCCTTGGAATTCATTATGTTTTCAGAACCCCAATTTATTGTTGCCCCTGTTTGGATTTTAATGTTATCAATTCTAGCAATGGGGTCAAACTCAGTTCTCCACTGATTTATGTATTTATCTCCATTTCCACGACCCATGCCGCCTTCTTGAAAAGCAAAATTGGAATCATCATAATTGATGTAACCGTGCTCGTTAATTTTATTATTCAGTTGCAGCTCTAAAATAGTTCCCGTGGAGCCTGTAATAATTGCTTTATTGATGTCGTATACAAACTCTTCAATTCGAATCATACAGTCTGGTGCACCAATTAGTTTAAAAATAAACTGCATAGCATCTCGTGTTCCTTTTCGTTTAAACAACCAAGTTAGATTCACCATCATTCTCCTCCAAAGCTGAAGGTCGTACTCTTTCTTAGGGCTCCCTGTGGACCCGACGCTTGTAGCGAGGTACTCCAAAAGGTCTAGTTCGTTAAAACCGCTGGTTAACTTCCATCCAAGAAGTTCAGCTAATTTAAACATAAACTTGTCTGGAACACTACACTCCCCATCATATTCAACTGTGTGAGCATAAGATATTCCATCGATGTAACGTTTTATTTCGTCAAACTGGTGAGCGTAGGTTTGGATTGTTCTTCTGTAAAGAGAGTCGGCAGAATCTAAGTCCAAGTAATTTTCTGGAATCATAGTTCGCATCATAATATCGGTTTTCTCACAATCTAGCAATTCAGCTAAGGTGAGAAGGTTGTCCTGGTAAGTTACGTACCCCGCTGTGTTTATGTCAATGTTGAAGCCATCAATATTTTTAGGCCATGTGTATGTGGTTGTGATGTAGTTTCCGTCATCGAACTGCGGGTTTTGATGCCTCCATGCTCCGCTTGTTAATATGTGATTCTCCAGAGGAGTCCTGTCTTTATAAAAGCTCTTTAGAATTCTATCAGTTGGGCGAATCCATATAGCAGCTGTTTGTTCTGTGTCTGTTGACCCAGTAAATAAAAGCGTTTCTAAAGTAAATTCTAAGTATGTTCCAGCTGAAAATGTGTATGCGGATATTACATGTAAAGGATTATCGTATAACGTTACACCGCTAAGCTGAATAACATAGTCCTGTGTATCCATTAAAAGGCTTCTTCCTGTAATTGTAGAGCCTGAGTTAAGAATTACACCGCCTTGGTTAGTTAAAGCAGAGTATGGCACCTTAAACTTGCAATAAGAGGCTGTGGTACCCGTGGTAACAGCTGTGTACTCATATGCCGTTACTCCAGCAGATTCTTTTTGGATAGATGCCACAGCATATGGCCACGCTGTAATCGAATTATCCAAAGATGTGGCGATGTCTAACTTAAGAGTTTGAAAATACGCGTAGTTAGACGGGTCTTTCTTTTTTAAATTAAGTTCACGAGATGACACAAATACAGAATTGTTTCTAGAAAACCCAGAAACATTAAGACTAGAAAGAGACTCATACCCATCAAATCGGAGTCCTTGAGTATCCCCATTAACAATGTCTGTGCTTGGATTTCTCGTGACTCTGTAGTCGCCAAACGTGAACACTGACTGGGATTGTGTAGGGAAATCCCTGAAATCCTGTCCTGGGCGGAAGTTTACAGAAATCGTATCTGCTGTGTTTGGTTCGAAAATAGGCATTGAATGTCTTTTCAATAAATATTAATCAAAAAGATTCTAACCTCAATGTGCATTTACTTTAGAAACACTCTGTGTTATTTTTTGGATGATTATTTATCAGTAAAACAATTTGATGTCATTTCTCACTCAGGACGACAACACGTACATAAACATAAAACTAACCGACACAGGACGAAGACGACTGGCTCAAGGTAACTTGACTTTCGACCAAGCCGTGTTATCGGATAGAGAAACAAACTACTCTTTTGACCGTAGGTATGATACGCTTTGGAATCTAAACCCAAATAGCGGCACCGAACTAGCTTTAAGTGGAAACAGCATTTTTTCACCAAAAGATGACCACCCTGCTCTAAGTCCAATAAATTATGACGGCTCTCAACCTTACTCGCTAAACTCAAGAGTGCACGTAAAAAACGAGACAACAACTGCTCAAACGGATTCTGTAGGATTTTGGAGCGCATTAACGAATGGTAACAAACACAAGATTGGGCGATACCTGCTAAAAAATAACTGGGTTTACTCAGGCTCAAACAGCACAAGCATACAAGAAGGAGCTATTGACTTCGTTTTTGGTACCTCCAACCTTCTAGCTGGAGTATTGCCAAAATTGGGTCAGCTGTTGTATTTACGCACTACCACGTCTATTAACACCGCTAATGGGTTCTTAGGGATGTCAAATGCTCGCTATAACGACGTGGCAATGATTTCTAAATGGTATCGCGTAACAAATGAAATTTCTTCAGGCAGGAGAACTTTAGACCGAAACCCTCCTTTTATTGCTGCTCAGTCTGGGCAAGACAAGCCTCTACCATATTTTGTCTATGAATTTGACGCCGTAGATAACTACTATGGCTCCGCCGTAACAGTAAATTGCCCTGTTTGGAATTTAAACATCGTAAGAACATCAAGGGAAATTGGACACAAAAGAAAAGCTGTAGGAGGGAACATAGGCCATAGCTACACCAACTACGGCTCTGTTCCATACGCAGGGGCAAAAGAAATGTTTGACTTTGATGAAAATCAAAGACAAGTAGGCTTCTTGCATTACTCCAATGAATCATCAGGTCAAACCTACTGGGATTCCATAATTCCAGGCGCCACTGAGGTAGACATCCCTGATTTACTTTGGCACAGAGCCACAGATGAAAGCGGGAATCTTTTCATAAGTGGAACAGCTATAAGCTCTGGCCATAGATTTACAGATTACGGAAGTACTATCTATCAAGATAAAAAAGCGGGAACATCATATACACTCCTTCGTGACGCTGTTACAGGAAGTCCATTAACAGTTGGTCGAGTTTACTACGACCTTAAAACGATTGTTTTAACAGACCCAGAACTATTGACGGCGTTGTCATATAAGTCAAATAGAAACTGGACACTTCCGCCAATGAATTTCTCTTCTGTGTCAAGCCCTAAGCCTCAGTTCGACACTGGCAAGAAGCCTGGGTTTATGAAAAGTAATCATAACTACTACATGACCTATTACATGAGCCCAGGTGAATTGGGAGAACTGAGCTCAAACGCTTATCTTGAAGGTAGAAATTTTGGGCATCACTATTACATGCACTGTGGTTATGTTCAAAAACTAAGCGGTCACACGGACGAAAATGGATACCACAAACACCTTAAAGGAACTTTTCCTCAGGGCCAGCTTCCGTACATGAGAAACAGTCAAACGTTTGAATCATTCTCAGGAACAGGCTGGGGAGCTAGTAAAGTTCAAATATTAGTTCAAGAAGTACCTGTAAACAGGGACGGAGGTGCAGATAGCTTGCATCCTGGAAAGTGGTCTGGTTGTTCAAGCTTGAACAAAAATGCGCAAAACCAAGACCCTGCAGGAGTGTTTTCTTTTGGACATGCAAGCTCAAGCTTAATTGAGCCGTCCCAGCTTTACAACGCTGAGTTCATTGTTTCGCAAGCCGATATAACATCTGGCGACACAATGCCTCTCCTTTTAAGTGGCTCAACCAGAAACATATACGAGTTGCATGACTATTTTAATCTTTACAATGATGAAAAAAATAACGGATTAGCTTTGGGTTCAGAAAATCACTTCTTTGGAAATATTAAGACTGCTAAAAAGAAAGTGCGATATGATACGTACATCACTTTAGTTGTTGAGGGCGGAGAATTAAACAGCTCACAGAATTCTTCATTCGATGCAGAAAAAAATGACAACACATACATTACAGAAATAGGAGTACTAAATTCTGATGGAGAACTTGTAGCTGTCGGGAAACCGACGCGCCCTATTCGAAAAGGTAGCGGAGAATGGAAAGTGCTCCAATTGAAATTAGAATTTTAAACCAAGACTATTTAAGATAAACTTTCCCATATGGCTTTTTTGCAACAAGAACCAACCACATTTATCAGTGTTAAGCTCACCAACAAGGGCCGAAAGGAATTGGCATTGGGTAGGCTAAATTTTAGTCAAGCAGTGGTTTCCGATAGAGAAATCAATTACGAGTTCAATAGAAGATATCCAGATACACCTTATTTTGCAAACCTTAATCCTCCAGCCACAGAGATGTTTAACATCTGCAAAAGCAGGGTTATGGAACCACACGATAACCAACCTGCCCTTCCGACATTAAACTTTGATGGAACAAATGCTTTAGATTTAACGTCAAAAGTGTTCGTGACAAAACAGATTGCTACGGCTCAAACTAGCTCAGTCGGATTCTGGTCTGCAACAACAGCTGACTCAGCAACTGTTAATGATTACATATTGCATCCAAGCAGATACATCAGGAGCGGACAAACAACAACAGGGTTAATTAGTGGACCAGCTACGTGGAGCTCCTCAACCGAAGTAATGCTAGGAGGCGGAAATCTCCTGCTTTTAAGGTATTCTGCACCTATAGGCTCAGAACCGCAATTAATTAGTACTGCCCCGTTTGTGGATTTATTTTATAGGATAAGAACGGCAGATGCTTCTGTTGATTCAATACGAGTAGACAGGCCTGTTCCTATATTTGCTTCAGGCACAAGAAACGTTGCTTGGTATGAATATCCTTGGAATGGCGTAGAAACATACTATGGCTCTGGAGCAACGGAAAATTGTCCAGTCTGGAACTTAAATATTGTAAGAACGTCAAGAGAGATTGGTCAAACAAAAATGGCTATAGGAGCCAACACAGGATATAGTTATTCTACTTTTGCCTCCAAAGAGTATAGTGGCACAAAACAATATTTTGGATTCGAAGATGACTTGAGACAAGTAGGGTTTATTCACTACTCTAATAAGTACACGGGAAATACATATGCTGAACAATTAGTCCCAGGAACAACTCAGGTTGACATGCCCAGCATTATGTGGCATCGAAAAAGTGCTAACCCAGGACAAGCTTATGAGAGTGGCCAGAGATTTACAGACGAAGGAAGCGATGTGTATTTTGACCAAGCAGCGAAAACCTCATTCACCCTATTAAAGGATGGGACTTCAAGTAGTGCTTTAATTGTGGGAAGAATCTATAATAAGCTAAAACTTATTGTAGTTACAGACCCTGAGTTATTGACGGCAATGTCTTATAAGACCGACCGTAACCACACGCTCCCTCCTTTGATTGTTGGAAGTCAGTCTGCACCAAAGTCTCCTTCTACAGTAATGAATACGTCAGGGCTATTGAGAAGCGACCATTACTACTATGTAACATATTTTACTCAATCTAAAACTCCATACAGCTCAACAGATTCCTACGGTTACAAGCAAGCTATGCATTGTGGATATATAAGTAAGGTTGAAGGCTTTACTGACGAAAACGGATATGCTCAGTATTTAACGTGCTCATTTCCAACTAAAGCATTCCCCTACCTAAGGAACACAGCAGGGTTCACTACATACTCTGGAACAGGGTGGAGTGCCAATAAAGTTCAGATTTTAGTTCAAGAAGTTAGAAAAGATGAAGACAAAGGCTTGGATGCGTTGCACCCAGGAAAGTGGTCTGGCGCCTCTGATATTAAAGCGTTTGGTAATGGAGTTTACTCTGGTGAGTCAACACACACAACCATCGACCCAACATACTTACAGGGGCAGCAATTTATTGTCTCTCTAGATGACATAAAATCAGGGACAACTCAGCCAAATTTTATTGCTGGACCCAGCAATAATTTATATGGGGTTTCAAGCGGTTTCACATTCAACAGTGATTATTTAAATCTTACTGGGATGACATATGGAAACGAAGATTTCTTCTTTGGAAACATCAAAACAAAAATAATGTCTACCACCTACAAAACTGTGTTTACAATTGTAGCAAAAGACAGCGAGTTCAACGCTTCTAATAACGGAGGTTTTGATGGGGCAGAAGACGCAAACACATATATAACCGAAATAGGCATACTTAACGACCAAGGCTTACTTGTGGCTGTAGGGAAGCCTACTTATCCTATTAAGAAAAGCTCGGCAAGGTATTTAACCTTCCAATTAGAGCTAGATTTTTAATAAGAGAAACTATTTACTAGAAAGAGAATAAAAAAAATGGGATTCATAGCATCAGCAGACACACTTTATGCGAAAGCATATTTGACCGACAAAGGTCGTGAATATCTTTTCAATAAGAGCAATATTCGTTTCGACGCGTTCGGAGATGACCTCTTTGAGATTAAGTCATTTGCCCTAGGAGACCCCGACGTCAATTACAAAACAACGATTACACTAATTTCAGGTGAAGTCCCAGATATTTCTGGAAAAAGCGAGGGTTGTTTAAAGACTTCTGTGAATTACGAACAGCGCAACCAGTTATTTTTTGAAAACTTTGACCAACTTGTTTCCCAAGATGTTCTTTACGGCACAAACTTGACCGACAATGTTTTAGATATATCTGTTAATCTTGGAGGCTCTAATGACCTTCCAAATGGAAGTGACACTAGTGGTGGAACAGGTACAGATGACGGCGGTGGTGTAGGCACAGGAACTGGAACAGGTGGAACTCAATTGCCAAACGCAGGATAACAATAAACAAAACTAAAAATGCCTAACAATCCAAGCCCAACAAACGTAGTCTTCCGAAAGGTGACTCTGGCGACAACCAACAACGAGACAGTTATTTCTGAGGGGCACAAAATATTTGGGCCTTATGCTCAAGGTATTACTGTCTCTACTTTGGCTACAGGAAACAAGAAAGTTATACCTCTTACCGATAGCACAGGAGAAGGGTCTCATTTTTTAAAACTCACTTTTCCAGACCCGACTGACACGAATTCAATCTCAAATTCGACTTTATATGTGACTTTTGCTAAAAAAGACGCAACATATACAGACGGGTATAGAGATTATGAAACTGCTTTGCCAGATAGCATGATTGCTGACATAAAAACATGGATTAACAATGGTCGTGCCGCGCTTAATTCTAGTATGATTCGTTACAGGAAGCTTGTTTTTACATCTTACGGACGTCAAACACTTCAGTCTGAGAACTCCTTAACTTTTGAGGTAAGGTTTAATTATACTGGTTTACAGATTGGCGGCGGACCTGGCGGACCTACTGAAGGCGGCGATGGTGTCGGACTCGGACAAGGTTAATCACTGGTACATAGTCAAAAAAAATCCAACAAAAAAATCTCAACATCAATAATAATATAAACGATGCCAAGTAATTTTCAAAAACCAATACAGAGTGTTATTTCAACAAAGAGTGAGACTGCATCACTAAAGTCTGTTGCTACGTCTGACCTGACATACACTGCGTGTTTTAGGACTGGGCTGACTTCTACAGAAGCTAATTACTTTGTGTCATTTAACCTTCCACACATTGCAGCAGATTTAGCATCAGGAAGTACAATGGCTTCCGCACATCCTGAGATTTATCAGCTAAATGTCGGTAAAATTGTAATAGCGCCTATTCCAAGAAGCTTCTACAGTGAGATGATAGATGGACGTTCCATTACGTTTACAGTTCCTCAACATGGAATAGCAGATAACCCCAATTGGACCGCTAAAACAATTGTGTCGTCAACATACAACATACTGGAGAAGAAGAGCGAAAACGCCCTTCTAGGTAAGAATATTGCATTTTTGTTTTGTGATGAAATTAACCTTCCTTATACAGGAACCACAGACGGAAACGGCGTTAACAAAGCGAGTCAAACCACTTGGAATACATCAAGCTATCTTGACAGACCTTCGGCAACAGCATATCAAAACTTGCACCCAGATGGGGTGCAAATCGACATTAATTCTGACCAAAGACCCTGGAGCCAAGTAAATCTTGCCGCCGCAGTACCTGAAATTTACCCAACCACAACAAACCAAGGATACAACTATGATGTCCCTGTTGGGTTTGCAGCGCTAGACAAAGGATATATGGTGTTAACTCACCCGATGATTGTAAATCAAATCCCGTGGGCATCTGGAAAAACAACCCCACACGCATATGCAAACTCTGGGGTTGGAACAACAGATATCTGGTTTGGCTCAGGAAGTACTGCTCAGTTTTACGACTTAAACATTAGTTTTAAAACATCAGTCGTTTGCATGGCTCTTCCAGGAGAATTTCACTTTACAAACAACCCAACGTGGAACTTCTCTGAAAACCTTCAAGAGTACACTCTTGGAACAAACAACTTTGATTCAACTTATGTAACCGAAATCGGGCTCTACAACAAAGAGGAAGAGCTTTTAGCTATTGCTAAACTGGACAGAGCTAAAGAGAAAGGGTACACTGGAGTATTAACATTTACATTGGAACTGGACGTATAACCAGTAACACTACAAATAAAAAAGCCTTGATATTCGTCAAGGCTTTTTTTATCATTAAACATGATAAGAACAATTTCAATTGCAGAAAGAATAACAATCATTTCCACACTTTTGAGTATCCTCAAATCAGAAGGGCTTACCCTGACGGCTCCTGAGAAGAAAACGATAAAGGAAGTTATGCTAGAACATGTTACTTATCTACAGGCTGGGATTGTTGACAACCTTAAAAAAGATACAGAAGAAAAATGATTTTAGGATTAGATATATCAACCACCTGTATTGGGTACACACTTTTTTCAGAAGATGGAGACATGCTCAAGATTGGGTACGTTAAAATGCGTCCAAAACAAACTCTTTTTGAAAAGCTAAAACACTTCGAGGAGCATTTAAGTGAAATAAGTAAAATGGAACTGACATATATTGCTATAGAGGAACCGCTTAAAAAGTTCGCTGGAAAATTCTCTTCTGCTACAACAATCGGATTGCTTAATTTCTTTAACGGAATGATTTCGGCTGTATGCTATAAAACCTGGGGAATAGAGCCAGTATACTACAACGTAAACTCTGCACGAAAAACTGCATACCCGCATGTGAAATTTGGAAAAAAAGGCTCTGAAAGCAAATCTCAAGTGTGGGAGGAAGTATGTAAATTGCAGCCTCTTTTGAATTGGAAATACGGTCCGAAGTCAAGGAAGCTTATGGATGAAAATTTCGATATGTGCGACAGCTACACCATCGCTCTGTGTCACATGATTACCTTGGAGAAACAAGCAGCACTTAAAAGCGAATAATGAAACATCTAATTTTAGGAGACATACACGGAGGACCATCCTGGAAAAAGCATGTCAAATCAGTTAATCCTGATAAAATCGTATTTGTCGGAGATTACTTCGACAGCAAGGAGTTTACAGCTCTGGAGCAGATGGACAACTTCAGAGACATCATCGCTCTCAAAAAAGAAAGACCAGACGACGTAACTTTGCTCACAGGAAACCATGATGCCCATTATATGGGAATAGGCGGAATGTATAGCGGGTTTCAAGCTGGAGCATTTTTAAATATTGAAGCACTTCTAGAGGATAACAAGGATTTGATGCAATGGTGCCACTCCATAGATGACTATCTCATTTCTCATGCAGGAGTCACTAAAGATTGGTGCGATATTCATAAAGTTGACACGAAAGATATTGTTAAAAAAATCAACTCCCTACACATCTCACACTTTGCATTCGCTGGTTTTCAAAGACACGGTGATTCAACTGTGTCCAGCCCTATTTGGGTCAGGCCAAGAAGTCTAAACATCAACAGAATTGATGACTGGAAACAGATTGTGGGCCACACTAGACAATTTTCAATAACTCTTGACAATCCAAACATTATTCTCGTGGATGCGATAGAAAAAGGAGAGGCTCTTATTCTAGAGCAAAAACCTGGTCGCACAATTGTCGAGGTATCATTTGTTGAATAGTTGAATAGTTGAAAACTTTTCCTTTTTTTACATCTGACTTATTAATTATAATCGCTATATTCGCTATTAAACACAATAGCATCAAACATGCGAATCGCACACTTATCAGATATTCACATTCGATTTTCAACTCGACACGCTGAATATCGTCAGGTTTTTGAAAGATTATATGAGGACCTAAAATCAAACAAAGTAGACCGTATTGCTATAACTGGGGACGTATTACACAATAAGGTCTCCATGTCTCCTAAGTCGTTCATATTGATGTCAGAGTTTTTCTTAAAACTTTCTGAGATTGCACCAGTAGATATTATAGCTGGAAATCATGATATGAACATGAAACAAGAGAGCCAAGGCGATGTTATTAGCCCAATTTTCGAGCTTTCAGAGATTTTGGGAGGAAAATCCACTTACCAAGTCACAAAAGAAAATGCATCCTCAATAAATCTTTGGGAAAACAGCGTTTACTACTATCCTTTATCTGGATTTTTCAGTATCGACGAAAATCATACATATGGCATTTTCTCTTGTCGAGACGAAAAAGTGCTGGAGTTAGACCAGAAAGAAGCTGATAAAACATATATCGCTATGTGGCACGGAGCTCTTTATGGTGCTCGCATGGATAATGGTCATGAAAATTCAAACCAGGCCAGCTGGAAAAAATCGATATTCAAAGATTTTGACATCACCATGATGGGTGACTTTCACGAGTACCAAGATTTCTTTGATGGCAGAATGGCTTATAGTGGAAGTTGCATCCAACAGGGCTATGGAGAATCAATAGACAAAGGATATCTGATTTGGGATACTAAAACTAAAACCCACGAAAGAAAGATAGTTTTAAATGACTGGGGATTTGCAAAAATCACAGTAACCCGTGGAGAGTCAGTTGAGGACCGAATAGAGAACATGAGTTTTTCCAATAACAAGAGAAAAACAAAAGTAATTGTAACTGTCGAAGATTTTGAGGAAAACAAATCACAAGAACGTACCAATCAAATAACCAAGCTTATAAAGGACCGATATAAGTGTGAGAGTATTCGCGTGGAATGGAAGACTTTGCAAAAAGAAGACCTGGGCGATGATAGTGAAGTATTAGAAGGTGGAGATAGTTTTGAAGGCAGATTTAAAAAATTCATGAAACGCACTGAGCATGACATGGAAGACGATGAGCTACAAGAGTTGTTTACATTTGCATACTCAATTGAAAAAGAACTTGGACTTGACAAAGAAAAAATCAAATCAAAAAAATTCGATATTCTATCGATGGAAGTTCGAAACTTATTTTCGTTTCCCGATAGAGCTGTTTATTTTCCAATAGAAAGCATGCCAGGGTTGACTGGGATTTTCGGCGAGAACTACTGCGGAAAATCAAACACTCTTCGTGCTTTAGTTTTCGGTCTGTTTGAAGTTATTATTGGGACCAAAAATAAGTCCAAGCTCGTAAATATTTACACAAAATCCAACAAAGGATATGTGAGTGTAGTCGTTTCAATTGAAGGGGTGAAGTTTAGAATTACTCGCGAGGTCGTTCAAAAGCGGAACGGCGGGAATTCTTACCCAACTCGGTTCGAGATTTGGAAAGAAGTCCAAATTCCAACTGGAGAGCAAGATTGGATGTGGACAGACGAAGAAACAGATGAAGGAGTTGCTGAGAACACAAACATTAAAGGACAGATAAAAAAAGCAATTGGAGATTATGAAGATTTTTCAATAATCGCTCTTCACGCTTCAAACAATGACAGTGACTACCTGGCTTTGAGCCAGCAACCTAAAAATGCTCTAATTGCTAGATACCTTGACTTGTCTAACTTTAAGATGAGATACGACTTTGTTAATAAAAAACAAAACAATCTCAATCGAGACTTTAAAGATGCTGGGCAAGTTCCTGAGATTAAAGAAGAAATAGCTCAGAAAAATATTCAAAAGCAAGATTTTAATATTCAAATCAAGAGCCTTGAGGAAGAGCAATTTCTAAGCGAAACAAAACAAACTGACATAAACAGCAAAATTTTAGAGCACACCCGCAAGCTTCATAGAGTGGAGATAATGGAGTTTGACTCCAAAGACGTATTAGAGAATGAAATCGAACTATCAGAGGACCTACTTAATAAAGATATTGAGCGCCAGTCCGAACTTAAATCTTGGCTGGACAGCAATCTTCGAAAAGATGTCCCATTCGAAGGTGAGAAAAACCTATCAGATGTCGAGCATCAACTGCAGCAAGAAAGAGCCCAAAAGACTAATATTGAATCCATTAAGCAGCAGTCTGAAACTTGGATATTACAGAACTCAAAAAAATTCATCGAAGACACCACGACTACAGAGGAATCGATTAGAAAGATTCAGTCTGATATTATCGAGTGTCAAAACAAAATCATCTCTTTCCAAGGCAAGAAGTGTCCGACTTGCGGAAATGTATCTGAAAAACCGAACCCTTTTGGTGAAACAGAACAGAATATCCGAAAAACTAGGCTTGAGCGGGAACTCACAGAGAAAAAGAATGTACTTAAAGAAGTAGAGGTTTGCAAGAATCATAACCAGAATTTTGAAACTAGAAACTCTGAGTTAGAAATAACAAAAGTTAAACTTGCCGCAAAGGAAATGCTCTTAGAGAACATCTCTAAAGACCGAGAAAAACTATTAGGAGCCAAAGACATCGTTGCGATGAACGAGTTAATTAATTCCCGCTCAAATGAGCTATCAAAGCTCTCTGATGCTATTGAGAAGACGCGCAAAGAGCTTGTGGAGCTAAAAGTGATGTGCGATAACTTTGACAAAAATGAGCGTAACATTGAATCTAACACAGAAACTCAAAAAACGATAGATGATAATCAAGAATTGCTTGAGGGATACAAGCAAAGCATCACATCTATCGTTTTGAAATTACGAATATTAGCGGGTGAACTTGCGGTTTTAAGTCGAGACGTGGAAGGCAAAGAGGAAAGGTTGAAGGAGATACGCGAATTTGACACTTTATATCGTCGTCACAGTCTGTACCTTCAAGCTGTGCACAGGCAAGGAATACCAGCGATGGTTATTAAGACAAAGCTTCCTACTATCAATGAGAAAATACAGAACATCCTATCAGGGATTGTTGAGTTTAAAGTTGATTTAGAGATTGATGACAAAGGAGACGTGACAGAAGTCTTCTATTTTATGGAAGATAAATTTGATGCACTACCTCTTGGAGCTATGGCGTCATCATCTCAAAAATTCATTGTGTCTCTGGCTATAAAAAACGCTTTGCACGAGATTTCAAATCATGCCGTTTCTCAGCCATCAATTATAATGATTGATGAAGGATTTGGAAGCCTTGATGATGACTTAATCTCAGAGGTTCAGAGCATGCTCTTGTACTTAGGGACGAAGTATAAGAATGTTCTAATTATTACACATAGAAATGAAGTAAAAGACTGTGTAGATAACATAGTTGAGGTAACAAAAGACAGAGGATTTATTAATAAGGAGTTTTCTGCTCTCCCAGAAAACGCAGGAGTAAGCAATTTCAGTTTTACCACGTCAACGGCAATATCCTCCACAAATCAACACACAATATCATGAGTAAAAGAAAACAGTCTAGAAACTTAAAATCTCAAGCTCAAAGCCTAAGAAACGACGGAAAAGACGACGAGGCACAAATACTAGAATCTCTTGCTCATAAAGTTGATAGAGAAGAGAGAGCTACAGATAAAATTAAAGCAATGCAGGATGCTATCGATAAAATGGAGAAAGGAACGTCCTCACTGTCTTGGAGGATAGAGGACTTGATTGGAAATGTTCTTGTAGGGTTTCATAATCAAAAGCCTTTGTTCGAAATAAAGCGAGGGACTTTGATTTACACTCTCAAGATATTAGATGAAAAAATTAAAGAAAGAAACAAGCTATCATTCAGCACCAGCACGCAGTTGAATCGCATAAAGAATAAGGCGGATAAAATATGCCTAGAGCACTATATCCCACATCTGAAACCGAAGAAATGACTATGATGCTATGCGCTGTTTTTTTTGCGGCACGGGCAAATCTTGGATAATACTGAATTGAATTTTTGGAAAATATTATAGTGTGAACTACCCACCCACGGCAGAGCCGATGGGTTGGGCTTCGGGGGTCGTAGACTCACCTAATAGCAACGCCTCATCCCGTTTTTGATTATCGTCCGACTGCATCCCACAACCAGACGTGAATGTTTTTAATTCAGTTTTACTTTTTGGTTTTATGCAAACTGCAAGATTTTGCAGAGCAACCTTATACCACGTCAAAGAACAACAAACTCTTGGTTATCGAAGTTTGTTATAACAAATATATGCGTTTAAACCAAAAACATCAAGTCTTTATCAAAAACAATTGTTATATTTGCTGAATAAGGTCGCTTTCATCCCATCCACGCTGCGCGATGAATGGGTTTTACGCTCCGTCTTATAAAAAATGCATTGCGAGGTAGATAGAATCAGTTGGTTTCAAATGCTTTGGTGCTGTTAAAAATACAGAATTATGAGTTTAGACATTATGTTTCAAAAAGGCTTTCCATTAGAAGACGTTGAAAAGAAAACAGATATTAAGGTAGAGGAAAGAGACGGAGAGTTTTGGTTGAAGAAAGGTGAAAATGTAATTCTAACCAAAGTAAAAAATGGTATCATACACGGATTAACTCGTTACGGTGAAAATAGTATTTCGGAAGTAATGAATAAACTTGTTGTTGTGTTTCAGACAAAGTTCATAACTGACAATGAAGAGGAAATGGTTCATCATGACCCAGAGATAGATGTTGACAAGTTATTTGATGATACAACTACTGAATATGGGTACACAATAAGCGAGAAAGGTGATATATCCATCACCGAAGAATAAACAGGCTGGGTTAGCTATGTATATACTTCACTATGTAAATTTATTATGTCAAAAGCAAAAGAGTACTACGAAAAAGCAAAGCATCAAGACACTTGGGGATTAGATGTTGTTTATCCTAAATCAGTTGAAGAAATAATTGAAATATCAAGAATAGAAGGTGTTTTACTTGGGTTAAAATTGTGCAAAGAAATGTGGGCACAAGGAACTATTAATCACGAAGAAATCTATGAGAATGAGCAGCATTACAAAGACGAATTACTTACTATTATAAAAAAGATAGATGCTTCTTAATTAATAACCAATAAGACCTAGTAGGTCTTTATTTTCAACCTGTACCATAAAGCGTTTATTATGAACCAATTTGAATTAAAATCACAGTTTACAGAAGAGTTCTTTGAAGAGTTTCAATTTGATGCAGAATTTAGAAGTATCTTTGAGTCTATGATTAGGGGATTAACACCTTATGAAGCAATAGAACACTTGTTTAAAAGCAAAAAAGAACTATTTCAATCACTTGAAAGAGCAATTAACAACTCGCCAAGAAAAATAATAGTGACAACTGAAAGACTTGAACAACTGAAAGACGAAATTCAGAAGTAACCAAATGATATCATCATCACACAAACACAAGGTTTGAAGTGGTACATAGCAAAACCGATACCATTTTACTCGATACAGACCAAACGCTAATAATGCTCTTTAATTACCACTTCCTTCGATAATCTTTCTTAAACAAACTCTTTATAACTCTAGACTTCTCGTTCAACTCAGGACTGTAGTCGGACTGCGGTTGCGACATCTTGTTATATTCGTCTTGGTAAGCTTTTGCTCGCCCCGCATCAAACGATACTATCTGACGCGTAATGTCACTGTCATTTGATTTAAACCCTCCAATTGGCACCTGGGAAAAGAAACCCCCAGTAAAGAACATGCTTTTTACATTTGATGCCAAAAACAGCCTCCATTCGTTCGATGCCTCTGCGCTTCTAACGCCAGTCTGTCGAGCCTTCTTTTCACTCTGACCTTTAACGTGGACCCCACGAAAAACTAATCTACCGTCTTTATCATACCCCATAGCCACAGGCATGATGTTGCGGTACTTGGCTACAGGCATCTTGTACTTGGTGTTGTTGGATTGAAACAGAAGACCAACCACAAGACCTTGTTCGATTGCTTGCTGCATCAGGTCGACATTAAAAGGAACACGCTCGTTGGACCTCGCAAAAGGGTCAGGTGCAGTGGCAGTGTTAAGTGCCTCTGAAACAATTCCAGCAAGTCTGTTTAGTTTATGAAGATAAATTGAGGATACGTGTCCCATATACCTAAATAGCCTAGATTATAATCTAAAAATTGATTATATTCGCTAAGGACACAACACAGCAGTATTATGAGCAAAGGCAAAGAAGATATGTTTCGCGTAATGGCCGAGGGTAAACAAAAGGGATACAAGCACATTTCTTTTTCAGAATTCTCATTATTCCGAGAATGCGGACACAAGCACTTGATTGAGAAACACTTAGGTCTGGACCAACAGCCTCCATCAATTCACTTGTACTTCGGAAACGCCATTCACGAATCGATTGAACGCACGTTTGAGAACGAGTATAGCACCGACAAGCGAGTAGAGCATTTCAAGCTCACTTTCAGGAAGGACATGATTGAGAACATGAAAGACACCCCTGAGTTCGCTGACCTTGATGCGTTCACCGACCAAGGCGAGAACATGCTTCGGACCATTGATGTGGAAGCATTTATGCGAGATTACGAGATAGTCTCGGTGGAGGAGCCTCTTTACGAACACATTTATGGAATTTTTTACTTCAAAGGGTTTATTGATTTTGTGGTCAAAAACAGAAAGACTGGTCGAATTGTGATAATCGATTGGAAGACGTCCTCTGAGCCGTGGAATATGTACTGGAAGAACAAAAACAAAACCTTCCTTATGCAAATGAAATTGTATAAGTATTTCTGGGCCAGAAAGAACAACGTGGATTTGACTCAGATAGATACCAAGTATGTTGTTTTGAACAGACTGAAAAACAAGAAGAAGCCAGACATGGGCTTCGGAGAAATTGTTGATGTTCCAATGACTTCATCGCTAGGAGAAATTCGCCAGGCAATAGAGGCAATGTCGGAGTCACTCAACAAAATCCACATCAAACAAGACTTTCAAAAAGCTAAATTCGTTTTAGATTTCGCTGGAAACCCAACGGTTGACCTTGGCGGGAACTATTTGATAGATGACAAAAACTCTTGTCGTTTTTGTTCCTACAAAGGCGGTAAACACCCGTTATGTAGCGGATTCCCAGGCCAAGACAAGACACTTTTGAAAGAACACGGGAAGTTAAAATAATTCCCATTCAAGGAATCACTGTCTATTTATACCAAAAATAAGCATTTTGAAAGAAAAAGAATCAGAATTAAAAAATATCCATAAGTTATTCAGCGAAGTTGGAATTAACTTAGAGCAAGAGCAAGATGAACTAAACAGCTTGGCTGCTAGAGTTAAATCGGAACTGCCGAATTACAACGAGAGGATGAAATCCACTCAGGATATTCGTAATCAATACCACGGGGGAACATCCAAACGCATCAAAGAAAACGACTACATCCGTATCTACGGAGAAGGCACAGGTGCGTTTGTTACTATATACCCTTGTAAAAACAAATACAAATGGGTGAGAAACCTGAAGAATAAGTTTGCTATTTGGAAAGCAGAGAGAGCTGGGAAGAACTACATTTTCCACAAACTCAGAGACAAAAAAAGTACACAGGATTTTGCTTGTATCCAGAAGCCAAGACCAAATAAAGAATTCGAAACTCCTTCTCAAATTACATCGTTGGAAAACATGTTCAAAGATTTAGCTAAGGAGCGAGAGGTGCTGAAAAATGCTAACAAGGCATTCAAAATCGACATGGATAAGTTAAAAAAGAAAAGTTTTAAAAAAAGAGCTACCCTTTATATCCCAAAAATAGTATTTCGCTCTAAGAAGTAATTTGATTTTTCGAGAATAATTGTTCATTATTCTCTATGCCATATTATAATTCAAAAGACATAGAGAAATACATCCGTAAAGAGCTGCAAGCGATAGACGGAGATTCAACCGCTCGTGTACTAACACCAATAAGCCAGCCCTTAACCCAACTCAAGAACGAGGAGGACTTGGTTGGCTTTTGCTATACTAAACTAGAGGAGAAAGAAGGGGCCAAGCTGCCGACCATGACAGCTAAAGTGTTCTATCGAATCGACAAAGACCTATATACAGACGACCGTTTCGCAGTAGACCTTTTCCAGGCCTCCAAAGACGGGAAGACTGTGTCTGATGTAATCCGTGAGCGTCATCACGAACAACAAGCAGCTATTAGAGAATTAACTGGCGACGACTTACAATCAATATCAAAACTGTATGAAAGAACCGACCTGGACTCTAGCGGAGCTGGAGAGGATGAAGGAGTTCAGTGAGCTAGACATCTTTTATGAACTCCTTGAAACCCTCATGTCTATGGAAGCTCATGCGGAAAAAGGCCTTTTAGGAAAAAAGGCTTCTAAGAAGCACTTGCGTAAGCAGTCAATGGAATTAAAGTTTCTGGCTGACTTTATGCGTCAAAAAATGAGTTTAGAACTTAGAGGTAAAGAGTCTGTCCCAAGCTGTTTGGAAAAAAAGTTAGAGAAAGAAAAAGAACGAATGGACAATGCCGATAAGCGATATAAAGCTAGAATCGACAATTTAAAAAAAGCTAATTCTAACCCTACTGAGAGAGTAGGCAGATTGAAAGACGCCATGATAAAGCAAAAGGAGTTAAATGAGCAAAGAAAAAGGAAAGCCAAAAAAGAAAGCCAGCTACAGGCCGACGGTGAATATAAAAAAGCTCAGGACTAATTACAACCTGACTTTCGAATTCGACAAACGACTTCAATCTTATATCAAATCATTCCCTCGCGAGCACAAGAAGCTGTTCAAAGAGGAAGTGCTGCAATTAGATGGAACCGTAAAAGCTCAGTGGGTCACTCAAGTTAGAGAGGTCCAGATGGGAAATGTCATCTCATTCCTCCTGGACAATAGTTATCCATTTGCTTTAGACAATTTCACTAAAGCAGAAATGGGGCAACTTCGACAGCTTTATTTGGAACGCCAAAACAGAATCCGAGAAGCCTTAAAAGCAAAGGCAGACAGCATACAAGTTGACGATGAAGATTACAGTTTTATGAAGATAGAGCCGTATGACTACCAAAAGCAGGCAGTTAAATTCATGGAAATCAACGAAGGCGTAATTATGCTTGGCGATGAACCTGGTGTTGGTAAGAGTTTGTTTTTAGAAACCCCTATTTGCACCGATAAAGGATGGATACGAATGGGTGATATATCACTCGACTCAAGTGTGTTAGGTTCTGATGGCGAATTTCACAAAGTCACTGGAGTATATCCTCAAGGGCTTCTTGATGCATACGAAGTCACCTTTAACGACGGCTCAAAAGTAAAATGTTGCGAAGAGCATTTATGGACAGTAAGAGATGCTAACAGAAGACAAAAAGGCATAGGGTGGACAGTTAAGTCTATTGCTGAGTTAATAAAATCTGGACTATCGTATAAGACAAATAAAAAAAGAATTGACAGCGGTAGAAAGCCTGTTTTGAAATGGGAAATCCCGACTATCCAGCCAGCGAATTTCCCTGAGAAGAAATATGTGATTCATCCTTTTATTTTAGGCTCTTTAATCGGAGATGGAGCTATTTCATCGCCCACCCCTACGATGTCTATACCTGATTTCCAAGAATCAACAGCCAGTTTAATTGAGTCGAATTTATTACCTGGGATGAAGATGGCTAAAATAAAAAAATCTGAGTCCACTCAACACTCTTGCAGTAGATACTCAATATCAGATACTTTAGGACAAAAAAACAGATACACCGACGAGATAAGACGCTTGAAATTAAATGTGAAATCCCATTACAAATTTATTCCACAAGAGTACAGAAACGGCTCCACTGAGCAGCGAACAGAGCTATTAAAAGGGCTTATGGACACTGATGGGAGTTGTTCTAACAGTAGAACTCACTATCACACAGTATCAAAACAACTGGCGGAAGATGTAAAAGAATTAACACAGTCATTGGGAGGCATAGCAAAAGTGTTTTCTTATGACAGGACACATGAACAAAAAGGGGTTGAGTACCGAGTAAATGTGAAACTCAACTGGGCACCATTTCATCTTGACGATAAAATAAAAGAACACAAAATAGTAGCAACCAATCACACGTCTAGATATATAGAGAGTATTGAGTATATTGGAGTGCTCCCTCAACAATGTATAAGTGTTGATTCTGATGATAGCACATTTGTTGTGAACGATTACATAGTAACTCACAATACAGCTCCAGCATTCGCATACGCAATCAAGCATAACTTAAAAACTCTTGTTATATGCCCTGCATCGCTAAAGCTCAACTGGAAGTCGGAGATTGAGAAGTTCTCTCACGAGAAATCGTTTGTATATAAATACAACCCAACCAAAAGAAGCGGGAAGACAAACAACACTAAAGAGGAGTCTCTATTCCATATAATAAACTTTGAATCAATCCAAACGTTTATCAAACTGGAATACAACCACAGGTGCACAGGAACTCTTTTCTCAAGCGGAGGAAATAGAAACTGCGACTGCAAAATCACCAGCCTCAAGAAAAAGATTACAGACGACTGCCCTCAGTGTGCAAACACTAACTCTTTCAAAAGCAGAATAAAAGGTCTCCAATACATCATTGATAAAGATGGGGAAGTTCTGGACCCTGACGATTATGATTTGATTATCATTGATGAGTTTCATAGGATAAAAGAAAGAACTACAGATTGGACAAAAATAATAAACATGGCATTTAGAGAGTCTGTAAGCAAGAAAGTGCTCCTTTCTGGTACCGCCATCAAATCTAGGCCGATAGAACTGTTTATGCCTCTCAATTTGCTCGATAAGGACATGTGGAACTCTTTCCATGACTTCGGCGTGCGTTATGGAGCTGGGTTCGAAGATAGTTTTGGGTGGAAGTACGATGGGGCATCATATTTAGAAGAGCTATACCAAAGAATATCTCCGTTTTATCTAAGGCGACTCAAAAAAGATGTTTTGTCCCAACTGCCACCTAAAACATATAGCGAAGTTGTGTTGGAAATGGACATAAAAACCAAGCGAGAATACAACAAAGCCGAGAAAGAGGTAATCAAATTCATTAACGAGGAAGGAAAAGAAGATGAAAAAGAAATGAGCTTCCTTGCGAAAGTTCACTTACTAAAAAAATGCACGGAGACATTCAAACTTGAAAAGGCGAGGGATTTTATTGACGACATCATTGAGTCTGGAGACAAAGTTGTAATATTCTTTGATTACATCGACACGGGAAATGCTATAAAAGAACTGTGGGGTGATAGATGTGTTTTGCACACAGGGCAAATGAATGCTATCCAAAAGCATGAGTCTGTCACCAGTTTTCAAGAAAAGAAAAACATAAATGTGTTCGGCGGGACGTTTGGCTCTGCAGGTGTTGGTATCACGTTGACATCCGCTAATAAACTAATTTTTATTGGGCAAGCATGGACACCTGCAGACATGGGTCAGGCCGAAGACAGGATTCACAGAGCAACGACGACACACGATAACGTCCAGATTATGACTTTTCTTTGTGAAGACTCAATTGACATCGACATCTATGAGTTACTTAAAGAGAAAAACCAGGTTGTGAGTAAAGTTTTGGACAACAAAGATTTTAAGCGAGATGTCTCACGAGGAGATGAGAGCATAATTTCAAGACTAATGAATAGAATGGCGGATTAATTGGGTTTTTACTTCTATTTATTTGCACAGCTTACACAACCAAACGGAACACAACGATGAAACTTAAAATTTCTAAAGAAAAACTCAATGCTCTTATTAAAGAGGAAGCGATGAAGCTTAAATTTAATAAGATTCAAGAAAGTGCTGCTGACAGCAAAGTAAAGCTTCTTGAAAACAAGCTTGCAAAGGTAGAGCAGGAAATGCGAGATGTTTATAAAGGACAAAACCTTGACGAACACACTGCTGCCACGCTTGGTATAACTCAAGAGCAAGATATCGAAGAAATTTTCGGAATGGGCAAGTATGAAAAAGCAAAAAAAGAATACAAGCAAATAAAATCTCAAGAACTCGCTCAATTAACTCAAGCCTATAAGGCTCGCACAGCAGATTATGTTGAGATTTCGAAAGGCTTGCTACAAACGCTTCGTCAAGATTCTGCTGAAATCGCTAAAAGACATGGCATTACTGATGTTGCAATTTTTTACAAAGACCTGCAACAATTAGCTCAACCAATGGACTTTAACACATTTAATAGGCAAGCCGCCAAAGGTGGGGCTAGCTTTAAAGATTTTGTATCTGGAGCGAGAAGTGGCCAGGGAGGCGATTTCGGAGTATAGTGAACTACCCACCCACGGCAGAGCCGATGGGTTGGGCTTCGGGGGTCGTAGACTCACCTAATAGCAACGCCTCATCCCGTTTTTGATTATCGTCCGACTGCATCCCACAACCAGACGTGAATGTTTTTAATTCAGTTTTACTTTTTGGTTTTATGCAAACTGCAAGATTTTGCAGAGCAACCTTATACCACGTCAAAGAACAACAAACTCTTGGTTATCGAAGTTTGTTATAACAAATATATGCGTTTAAACCAAAAACATCAAGTCTTTATCAAAAACAATTGTTATATTTGCTGAATAAGGTCGCTTTCATCCCATCCACGCTGCGCGATGAATGGGTTTTACGCTCCGTCTTATAAAAACAAATTTAACAAAAAGTCAGCTTCAAGCTGACTTTTTTGCTTCAGAAGTGTTGAAGTTTGTAAGTATTTGTCGGTCAAATTTATCAAGAGAGTTAATTCCACCAATGTAAATTTTTTCAAGAACCTCGTCGCATTTAATGTGCTTGGAATAAAAGTCTGAAATGAAATCACTGGGACTCAGTGTGTCATTGCTATAAACAAATTCACATAATCTTCCGCTTCTATATAGCTCTTTAAAGTTCTCGGTGAAGTCAACATCCTGCTGAACATTTACTTGGAATTCCAATAAAGTTTTTTTAAGTATTTCAAAGCACGACTCATTCATGATAGTGTACACACATTGAGCCCCATTTTCCTCTCTGACTATAATGTGCTCGTAAAGCTCAATCCCTGACTTAGCTTTAAAGGTTTTTGTGAAATCCATTTGGACTTCATTATCACGATTGGGTGTTATGACTATTTTCCTTACCATCACTTACAATATACGCAGGAAATAAAGAAATGTTACATCTACGCATTCATAAATATCCCAGCTATTTATAAACCAACAACACTAATGGCATGATTTTAAAGGTAGGAGATAGAGGTCAGAAAGTAATAGAAGTGCAAAAAATGCTGTCGGTTCTAGGTTACGACTTGGTTATAGATGGCGATTATGGTGCAAAAACGCAACGTTCAGTAAAAGCTTTTCAAAAGAAAATTGGATTGATGAATGACGGTGTAGTTGGTCAGTCAACTGCAGACGCTTTAAAAGCACATGCATCAAGAAAAAGAACATGGAAGCCATCAGTGACTAATGAAGCTTCAAAACAAGAATATCCAATGCCAGTAGATAAAAGTCACAGACTGTCTACGGGGCAATACATCAAGCAAACTACGTCAAAAACTCAAATCTTTCTTCATTTTACAGCTGGAGGGCCAAGTGCGAAAAACGTAATAGATTATTGGGATTCTAATGAGCCTAGAGTTGCAACGCCATTTGTCATAGATGGCGACGGTGATGTGTTTGAATGCTTCAATCCAGACTACTGGAGCTATCACTTAGGCATAAAAGGCACTAAGGGCAGGTTAGATAAATCATCATTTGGAATTGAAATCTGCAATTATGGGCCCTTAAAGTTAAAAGATGGAAAATACTACGCTTGGCCAAAAGATTACTCTACAAAAGTAATACCTAAAGATGAAGTTTACAGCCTACCTAGAGGGTTTAGAGGTTTTCAATATTACCAATCATTTACTGATGGGCAAATCAATGCCACAGAAAAACTTTGTGAGCATTTAATTGAGAAATATAATATCGAAATCCAATACGAGTTTGACTATTCTTGGTTTGACTATGATAGCGAAGTTATTCGACAAACTCTTCCTGGAATTTGGTCACACTCCACAGTTAGAAAAGATAAACTTGACTTGTATCCAGACCACAGAATTCTAGAGATGCTTAATCGATTAGCAACAAAGTATGGAAAATAAAACATATCCAGTAGAGATACTTTTTAAATATCTGACAAGGGATGAAACTGCTGCGGATATAGCTAAGGAAGTTGGTGTTGACTTAAGTGTTGATAAGTCGTGGTTTGTACGAACGTATAAAGCTACTGTAGAATTATTTACTCAGTCAGGCCCTGATTTAAAGCTAAAATTTTCATCTGGCCTCAGGAGGGAAGAGATGCAGAGCTTAATCTCCACCTTTATTAGCGTTATTACTGCTAGTAAGAAAAAGTTTGACGCAGCAAAGTCTACTCCAGGGAAGAAGATGTATGCCATTAACAATCAGGGCGACGCGCAAACTCTTGATGCGTTTAGTATGAATGAAACAGAGGATTGGGACTCTGAACAAAAGGAAGACTTTTCAAACAAGCTTTACGAAGAAGGTGTAATTACCAGAGTTCATCTTGCTTGGATTGAAGAGTACCCAGATAAAGGAACGAATCAATTTGAGCCAGCTTTGAAGATGGCTCTGGATATTCTTATAGAACAGGTTCCAAAACAATATAACGGACCTTTAATGCCTTCTGACATAAAAGAAATTGAAGACTTTTTAAAAGAGCTTGTTCTTTCCTTTGAGCCAGCAAAATCTATTTTTAATTCAACAGGAAAATCTCAAAAAAACAAGTCAAACAAAGAAGTTGGATACGTTGACCCACAACCATTTGAAAAAGGCTCTTACAGCACTGTCGGCTTAAACGAATCAGTTGATGCGTGGACAGAGGCCAAGCTTAGAAAGTTTGTCAAAAAAGAATTTGAAACACAAACAAAAAAAGGTGAATACATGTCCAAGAAAGAAGTTAAGGACATGATTCGCAAGACGATTGTGCTACAGTATAAGTATTTATGGGAGAAGAGCGCGTTCTTCATAAACCAGATTTAATATGAACAAAGAAGATTTGAAAGATTTAATCAGAAAAGAGGTGTGGTCAGCAGCAGCATCCAAGCTAAAGCAAGAAAAAGCAGCAGCAGCCAATAAGCCTCAAGCTGATTTGCCTCCAAAGATGGACGACAGAGAATTTGAAAATATCTTGTTTAATGGCGGCTATGAAGACACGGGGTTCAACAAAATATATGGCCTAGCTGAGGGAGCAATTCCACAGATAGATGCTGGTGAAATAAATGAATTTGAAAGAAAGTTTGCCGAGACGCTTTCAAAATATCCAAACACAACTGTCACATTCGATGAGCAGGGCAAGAACAGAAAAAGCATGTCATTCACGCAAAACCCAAAAGGGATTGCTGTAACTGCATCTGGATATATTCAAATTGGAAATGAAGGAAATATGCGATGGATGTTTTCCATTCCCAATGGGCTAAGGATTGAAACAGAAGGGGTTGAGCTGACCCAGGAAAACAAAGAATTGTTCCCTGAGATTTACAATTTCTACAACGAATGGCAAAAAGAATGGAGACAAAAACTTACTGGAAACGAGGAAGCCCCAGAAGACTTTGCCGATGATATGCTTCCTGGCCAAGAACAGCCAGGAATGGTTCCTGGATTAAGCTCTGCTCCTGGAGAAGCGCCTGGAGCGGTTGCAGGTGGAGGAGCTGGTGGAGCAGCAGCTGTTTAAGCTTTAAAATAGTTCCTTGAAAAACTATCATTAAGTGTGAATCATACCATTAAGCAAATCCTTATAAACCAAGACAAGTTTAAAACTGAAATTGTCACGTGGCTTAAAAGAGATTTTAAAGAGCAGAAAAAAGAACTTTCTGAGATAAAAGTGGATAACGACAAAGAAATTGCTAAATCAATAAAATCTTTGAAGAAGAAATTTAAAAACCTCAGCGTTAATTCTCTTATAGACTCTTTGCTATTTAGAGGCGGCTCAAAAAGAAGCAAATCATACTACGCTTGGTGGAGTGAAACACTAGACACAGTAATCATTTACACTTATGGCAAAAAAACAACCAATAGAAGCATTAGTCGACCTTGAGTTCGATGGAAGCACTAATAAGTTTGAGGAGTTCTATGGAGACTCCGTTACTTACCAACAAGTAGAACAAGAAAGTTACATTGAGTTCAAAATAATGATGAACGATTTTGTTGGAAAAGTGAAATTCAGGAAATCTAGAGAAATATCTCGACCCAGCTCTCTCACTTGTCGTCTAACAATGAGCGACGTCCAATATTCACTATTTGAAGCTATTTACAAGGGAGAGAGTATTGACGAAGAAGAATCTACGGAAGATAAAATAGTATATCACCGTTTTTTCTTTCTACATGATTTCAAAATTTGCAACATTCGCCTCCATGACGAAAACAACCCAGAACTACCTAGATAATGAATCAGCAGAATCATCAAACCTTACAAGACGAAAGATATAACAGACTCCAGACATTGGGGTACAAAGGACCTGTGGGAGGAGGTCTTACTGAGGGGGATGTAAATGGGAACGCACATTCACCAGCCGTTAGAAGACAATATGGCGATGTCCTTAGTGGACAGTTTCGTCAAAAGTACCAGGAAATGTTTTCAAAAAAGTCTAAAACAGGACCATCTGGATTCAATCCTATTCCAGTAAAACCCCACAACGGAGCCCCAGTAGACGAAGACAAAAAAGTTTCGGTTGCTGATTTTTCATCAGGAGTGGATAGAAGTAATGACTCAGAGTTGAGCGCTATCGATAAAATGTTTGACCCAGACTACGGTAGCGGTGGTGGTGCAAGGCTTTCAATGAGCCCAAGAGGAGAAATTGGAGCTAATCTTGACAATTATGGCCCAAATTGGAACGCAATGAATGTTTCCAATCAATTACAGAACAGATTGCAACAAAAACAAACTGAGATGGAGCAGCCGCTTACTCAGTCGCCTGTTCAACAACAACCAGCTAAATCAAATGCTCTCTCATATAGAGATTTCGCTAGCGATAAACAAGGGTTTGCTTCAGAAGTTTCTCCAGTTGCAGAATCTACTCCAGAGGTGCGTAAGGACTATAAAGCGCACCAGAATTATATGTATCACATGAATGAAGCTATTATTCGTGAGATTGCTGAAGAAATTGCATCAAAAACTGTAAAATCAGTACTTGCTGAGCACATCAAGACTGAACGCAGTAAATATGTGTTTGAAAGAGTAACATTCAAGAAAAAAGATGGAACACTTGTTGAGCTGCTAAAGAAAGACGACAAATATTTCGAACTCACAACAATTGAGACAGCCAAAGGAAATTTTACAGCTCTAAAAGAACGTAAAGTTAGTCCTAAAAAACGAAAATATTAACTACGCATTTTTCTAGTAAGCGTTCTAAGAAGGTCTAAAGCTTCATCATAACCCTCAGAATCAGAGTTATATATTCCTAGATTTCCAAGAAGCCAGCGAATATTAGAGATGAAATTAAGGTCTTTGCGCTCATTTGGGATGTACATCTCCATCAAGAGTTCGTCAAGTCTCAGTTTCATCTCGTTCATCGGCAGTTTCTTATTTTTGTTTAGGCTTGGGCTTAATATCCACTTTTAGTCTTTTTCCTTCGAACTTAGGTAACGCTAACGGTATCCCATAGCTTTCAAGGGAGGACGCAAACTCTAGCATTAGCTTTTGGCCAATTTCTTTATTTGCAATCATTCTGCCACGGAAAAACATGCTTAGACGGACAATGTTTCCATCCTCCAGGAAGCTGATTGCATGAGCGCGTTTAAAGTCTAAGTCACCTGGACCAGTTGTTGGCCCTAAACGAATCTCTTTTGTTTCAACTTTTGCTATTCGCTGCTTAGCTTCTTGCTCTCGCGCCTTCTTTTTGATTTCATATTTAAATTTACCAAGCTCTATAATTCTACATACAGGAGGCTTTGCGTTTGGGGAAATCTCTATTAAATCAAGCTCAAGACTTGCCGCTATGTTTTTAGCTTCTTCGGTCTTATACACTTCTCCTGATACAAACTTGTCACTATCACCTGTTAACCGTACCTCTAGTACTTTAATCTGATGGTTGACTCTGTGTGTGAATTTATCCTGTCTCTTAGGTTGGGCTTTTTTGCCTCGTCGCATATTGGTGTATTGAATTTGTTATAAATATGGCTGTTAATTCGGAAGTATACCTTTTTTTCGAGAATCTTTTTTATTTCCCGTAGGCAAGGCCGTCTCATTACCATTATCGTAAATTACTGGATTTTTTAAATTAAACTCTAACTCTTCTTGTTTGTCGGACACTTGAATGTCTAAGTTAATGTTGTCAAAATAGACAGCCGATTCTGTTTCCGATTCAGAAGGCATAACTCCTACAACTACTGAATCCTGTCTTTCGCTTAAAAAAACCTCTTGGAAACTTACTCCATCAACAGTGGTGATTTTATCCTGACCTTCAAAAAGTAAATAGAACATCCCACTTTCAGCATCCTGCCTAATTCTTTGTATGACATGCAAAGCTAAATCTTTTTCAATGTCCTCAGATAATATAGCATCATGCATATTTCTAGTTAACTTGCCTCGGTAATCGCGCAGTGCTGAACCTATAGTCTCCCCATTTCCGACAGTATTATAGTTTTCAACGTTAACCATACAGACGGCCTTAATCATGCCTGAGGAAGCTTGCATGCCCATTATGTATGTTGGCTCCCCATTAACATTATATGTTTTAGGAAAAGTGGCTTTATAGCCAAGGTCAGCATACATATCATTAGCACTCTTCATTGCAGCGTCTTCGGTGGCTCCTGCTTTTTTGTAAAAAATGGTTTTCTTAGTTTTTGTGTTAACTTCAATAAATCCAATAGTAGCATCGTCTTTCCCAACAGAAGTTACACCTGTATAATAGTAGCAATCTCCATCGTTTCCGTAAACAACACTCATGTCATTTGTGATTTTCTTTCTGTTTTTATCATCCCAATTAATGTAACCCATTGCTAAAGAACCCCAGTCGACCAGTTGTTCATGGATTATATGAGATGGCTGGACCCTGTCCACCCAATCAGGAGCCTCTTTAGTGGTGTACTGTTCTATTTCCCCAGTTTCAGCGTCTACAACTAAACATCCAGAAACCTCTTTCCCTGACATACCAATAGTTCTGTCATACATAGTCACAACCCAATATGGCTTTCCCATGTCGTCAATTTCAAACTGATAATCTGTCAAATAAGTTGTCGAATACCCGCTCAACCACAGGTGCCTTTCCAAGTTCTGGTCAAAACAAGCCTTTGGTTGATACACAATGTTGTACGTGTCTATGTATTGAATATCTTTCTCATCAACAGCATTCACCATTACATATCCTGGTGTGCCTTGTTTGTTGCTACGCCATTTCCAATAGCTTGTGTGAAGCGTTGGAGCGACATAGTAAATCCCTTGATTAACCTCCTGGAGAACGTACTCACCAATCTCAACTTGAGACCCAACTACGTTTTCAGTGGTATCTTCTGGGTCTACAAGAGACTTCTGGCCGAGTAATAAAGCAGTTGATGGCGGTATAACAAATATCTTTGACTGGTCAATTGGAGCCACCTCATCTGAATATACTTTATATTCCACTACCCCAATTAAATCTCGATATTTTTCGTCATTTAACCATCGATTCCCCCCTATCGACTGTAAAAGAAGCACAGTTATTGTTAAAACACTAATTATTACCCCTACCCAAGTGAAAGGTGTGGCTTTGCTTTTAGACCAATTTATCCCTAATACTGTGACACAAATTCCCCAAAACAAAAATGTAAGCCACATGTTGGGGTTGTCCATTTTCCAAGTTGGAAGTCCAAAATAAACACAGAAGTAAACAATACCTCCAAGTAGAATAGTCTTAACTATATTCATATGCTTTTTGAGTTATATTTTTTTTAGTAGCGTGTGCTGAATCGAACAGCAGCAGGGGTATCCCCCAAAGACTTAATGAGAGTCTTACTTCCACATCACGCTATTTACTTCTAATATACGGAGGTTGTCTATAAAAGTTTCGTAAAAATTGAATTTGTTGTTTTCCTTGCTATTTATGAGGGAATTCTAGCAAACAAAACGAATACACATGTCTAAGCAAATCAGAAAAGAAGACCTCGTAAGATACATCCACGGACAAGCTCAAAGGCTAATCGAGGCTGACGAGATAAAAGCAGCAGGCAATCCAACTGATGTTGTTATGAACAAGATGGTTGGTGGAGCAAGCGCAAATCCAGAAGCCAAAGTTAAGAACATTGGTGGAAACGAGGAAACTAAATCAGCGAAAGTTGCTGCCAAAGACCCTATGAACGTTGCCATGAATACAATGGACAAAGAGGCTGGCTGTGACGGAGCGGCGTCTACTGCGGTTAAAGTTAACGCAGGTGGAGACCTTTCAAGTGACCAATCGGCCACAGCTGGTCAAAAAACTGCAAACTTTGATTCAAAAAAATCAAACCCTACCAAAGAGAAAGGTGAACCATTTGATAAAGATGGCGAAGCAAAAATGAACTCTATGGACAAGGAAGTTGACGAAGGGACAAAAACTTTTGTCGGTGCAAAAGGAAATCTAAGCTCAGACCAGGCAACAAATGTCGGGATGAACGGAGCAGATGTTCACGAAGATGCACAAAATGAAGCAGTTCCAGAAGCTATAGCTAAAGCAATTGAGATGCCGAAAGAAGGGTTTACCTTCAAGAATAGAAATGAATTGCTAGAATGGACTAAAATCCAGGCTGAGAAAGTTGCGACTCTAATGGAGTCTAAAAAAAAAGATTAAGTGAAGGCACACTTGGAGCAGGTGAACAGGCTTTACATGCCAGCCAAGAAGGCGAGAGCGCTTTTAAAGAATACCTTGACACGCTTGAGTGGGAAGAGCGTTCAAATCCATCTGTTCTGATAGACATTGGAAAAGGATTCACACGTGGCGTTAATGCTGCTTTAGAGTCAAATCTCACAGATTTAGCACCAAACGCAGGAGCAGCGCCTGATGAGATTGCTGGAATCAACTTTGAACAGCCAGGCTTCTAAACACCAATAAAATATAAAACAAAAAAGAGACTAATTTAAGTCTCTTTTTTGTTTTATTGAAGTAACTGATTATATTCTGTGAACTACCCATCCACAGCAAGCTGATGGAAGGGCTTCTAAAAAAAATATAAATGCAAAGAGCAGATACATATTCAGAATTTACAGCGTTTCGTAGACTTGCCCAATGGCAACGCCTCACCGCCTTTTTGTTTATCCTGCGAAGTTGGTCCCCAACCCACAGCTTAATATTTTGTTTCGCTTATGATTTTATGCAAACAACGAAAAAGAACTTATTTGTAAATATATAAAAAAAACGCTTACATCTCACCCACGCTAAAAAGCGATGAGTGAGTTTTACGCTAAATCATATAAAATTAAGTTACAATGACGCAAATCAGCCAGCTTCCAGAGATTATAAATCTCAAAAATAAGTTCGCTTTCACATATGAAAAAGAAGAAGAAGACCACTTTCATTGCAGGTGTGGAAATCACTTCTCATCGGATATTGATGAATTTAACTCCTTAGATAACGTTACTGATTTAGTGCAGGACGACCAGAAAGAATACTTAGAAGAGTTTTCAGAGATGTTCAACGACATTAAAATGGCTATACACCAGGGAACAACGTGCCCTAAGTGTAAAACAAATTATGTCCACCCATTAGATAAAAAATACTTAGTGAGCGAGGGTCAAACGTTTGCATCAGGGTTCCACACGGACACCGACGCAGACAACCTCTTCATTTACTATTATCACGTGCGATTTGTAAGAGATGACGAAGGGTATGACACAGCTGTCAAATATAAAAAACTCTCATTTAGCAAAATCGATAGTTCGGCCACTTATAAAAGCATAGACTCAGACGAAGAGTTCAAAATAGACCTCAGTGATATTACCTCAGTGTGTCAAGACTTCTTGTCGAGAGATTCCGAATACGTTATTGGTCTTCATAATCTTCACCACTTCATAAACTCTCTAGCGAACTTTGTTCCTGATGCTGATTCAATTCACGTCATGCAAGAGATTATCTCTAAAATCAGAGGAAGTAAAGACACAGGGTTCGGAGAGCTTCAGAAAGTCTTGTCGATATTCATGGCAGTTAGACTCTATAGTAACCTGTCCACTGTGGCCATCACTAAAGGAGCCGAGTTCCTGTATGATGTAATGGTGAAATGCCATCTTCCATCGTTGGAAGAGATTCAAGCAGCAGAAGTCACATCACCATTGGCAATATTTAACTTCCTCATAAAAAACTATATCGACCAAGTCAATGACGACATATCTGGGGAAGATAGAAACGTTAGAGACTTTATCTACAAGACAGACGTAGAAATGAAGCTTGAGGACCAGTCCGACGATAGCTCAGAACTAATTGTTTCCCACGGTGACGAGAAGGAGATGACTATAAAAGTTCGAAATCAGAGGGCTTATGAAAAAGCTCTTCAACTTGCCCGTGCACAGCGTGGACAGAAAAAAGGTGATATGAACGTAAAAGAGGCGATTGAGGATGGTGCAATCTCTAAGTTTATCTTTAAACGAATAGACTCATTTAAAGAATACGAAAAGCTTATTAGATTTTTCAAGTTCATAGACAAGAAGAAACTAATCTCGTTGATGCAAAAGCATCCGAAAGAATTCTTAGTGGCGATTATTGACAGAATTTATCACAGAAGAGAATGTGATGAAAAAGAGATGACTCAAATATTTAATATCGTCATTTCGTTTGTACAGGAAGAATCTAAGAAGCATGCGTTCGTTGACGAAAAAGGAGTCATCCAAGAAAGCTTGGACTACAGAGTAGTAGAGGACTTTGATTTTGCGTTTTACGACGATGCCATTATGGCTATCGAGTATCTATACCGAATTGTAGACGAAGAACATAAGAAGAATTTTGTAAGAAGCAAATTCTTCAATAAAATAAAAAAATATGATGCGCTCGTTAAATTCCACGACGGAATTATGACTCAACAAAACTATTTCTCTAAATCAGAGGAAGGAAACAACGGCGCACTCACAGAGATTGTCGATAAGTATAGAATCTTAGAGGAGCTACCGCCAGAGTATGAAGGAAAAGTTAGAATCAAAATCCTCGACACGTTTCATGATTTTGTTCAAGAAGGACAGGAAATGGACCATTCAGCTGGGCGATATGCACAAAAAACCCTGGATGACGAAATGCTGGTTTGCAAGTTGCTTGTATCTGGAAAACCAATTAAACAAGGGGAGCAACTAAGGTTCACTTTGGGCTTGACAATAGATTACTATGATGGAATTGTATTTGACGCCTTAAAAGGGAAAAACAATACTCACGCATCCGACAGAGTCATTAAAGAAGTGCGAGACTGGTTAGAGATGAAAGGAATAGCAATCAGACGAATCACAGACATTAAGTATCGAGGAGATGACACTCTCGACTTATCAAATATTGAGCTATGATTAATTCAAGTTTTTTTTGGTTTAAATCAGAGAAGCATGCAGGGAATATCTGAAAAAGACTGTGTGTTCAAGTATGATAGACAAGGAAATCTCTATGAATACATTGAATACAAGTGTGGGGAAATAAAGTACGCTTACCATTTCACAGACAACACTCTGAAAAAAGTCTATCGCAATCATGAAGACGATGGTGAGATTTACCGCGAGTTAAAATCCGTAACCATTTTTCCTGATGGAGGAGTTTTGCTCCATCAGTTTTTTGATGGAGCAAGTAGAGTGGTGGTTAGAACTCCAGAGGGAGATTACCTGCCGCCTTTGAAGCGAATGGAGAAAAGTGATGGGAATTACACTGGATACTCAATAAAGCCTGAGTTGATTAAAAAATGGATAAACACATGAACATTTAAGTCTCTGATTAGAATGACTCGAAAATACGAAGCCCAAATAGAAGCACTCTTATCCGACCTCTTCCGAGAGGGTTCGATGGATAAAAAAGATTGGGAGCAATTTCGAAGAACAATATTCACTAAAAGTGGTATAACATATGATGAGCTTGAGAAAAGCCTTGACAAAGGTGTTGAAGAAGGATTCACCCTCAAGCAGCAACTCATCATCCTCAGAAAACAGTTTGGAGACCTCAAAGATGAAACTGACGATTGAACTCGTTCCATCCACTGCTTGGTTTACCAACGTTAGGAGCGAAGTGTCGAAAGCTAAGTGGGACAAGATAAGAAGAAAGTCATACAAGCATGCGGATTACAAGTGCGAGATTTGTTACGCCAGTACAGCTGTTTGGTTTCATCTAATTCGCCCTATTTACTATAAAGCGCTTTATACATGGGAAAATCTATCAAAAAATTCTTGCTGGAATCTATGTCTGAATGGGACAATGGCTACAACCACATATCTGAAGATACTGTTGGAGGTGTAGAACATGTAGCATTTGACAAAGATGATGATTACATCCGTATTGATTTTTCAACCAACTTTGGAACCAAAGCCTCTATAGTTACTTCGTTTGCGAAGTTTAAAGAGTGGTTTAGCTCTCTAGAAGGCGAAAGCAAACCTCCTTACAAAAAATTCATTAAAGATTTTTTGAAAACATCTTCCGAACAAGAAGGCGAATTAGAAGAGGTTATTGATGACAATGGGAACATAATGGGAGATGATGACCAACCGCCTAACACCACAAACTCAATGATAGGAACATCCACCTGGGACCTTGACAAGGTGTATCAGTCCTCAATCCCTAAATCGATTAGACACTATTCAGGAAGCATGGGCATAGGGATGGTGACATGGTAACCAAAGACATCGTCTATAACAGACTAACCAAACAGTTTGCATTAGTTAAAGAGTTTACAAATAACTTTACAAAAGGAGTCAGAACAGGCGCAGGACTATGGCCAGAGGGAGAATACATTTTACTCACTCCTGAGCATAGAAAGAAATTTGAAGAGTACGTAAATAATCTTATTACAAGCAATGAAAGTTGGAACCGCCCTAGCAAGGATTGGGTAGAGTGGGTATTTGAGGAAGTCCCATCAAGCGAAGGATTGAGTTATGGGTTTAACGAAAGCAATATGAAAAAAAAAGAAAGAACAGAAACTCTCGCAGAGCAAAGACTTAGAGAGGAGTACGAAAAAATGAAGAAATGTGCTGTTCATGACCCTGGGTCAGAGAATAGAGCTAAAATAGATGAATCACAATACTCGACTCCTGCATCTGTAGGCATGCACCGTGGACGTAGTGTGAATTCTCTTGTGGACGATTACGAGCAGAAGCACGGAGGTTCTAATTCAGTTGCTACCTCAATTAAACCAGCAGAAGCATTAGACCTCGCGATTAAAAGGACATTAGCATCTGGTGCCCCTATTAATAACATGGGTTTTTATGATGAAATAAACTGGCATCTAAAAACGCTTGGAAACCCTGCACAGCTTCCAATTGCAATTAAAGAAACATTAAACAAGCTTTTGAAAAAAGGCATTGAGTAATTAAATGAGATTCGAGAACTTATCATATGATGAACTACTTGAAGTAGCAGAGTGGGGTTTGACTGGGGTTTACGAATCTAGCGGGTGTTGGGATGAGGCTAATTCTTTGGATGAGGCAAAAGAATGTGCTGTTGAAGATTTTCATCAGTCTATAAAAAGCCTTTGGCCTCATGGGTTTGGTGACACCCCCTCAAATCCATTAATTTATCGCCTTATTGCAATGAAGCCAGGGGAGAAGTTAAATGAAACCAATTTAGGAATCAGCTGGTACTCAAATCCTAAACAGCATGAAGAGCGTGCATTTTGGGACATGCTTACACACATTAGCCCTAGGGAGGTAAAATTAAGAGGAGATATTCTCTATCGGCTAACTGCAAAGATTAGCAGTGATGACATTGACACGGCAGTTTCTTTATGGGAGAGAAGCACGCAGTTTTGGGAAAATGAAATAGCATTAAAGCATTCAGCGAAACCTAAGCTCGTAAAATTAGAAACCTATGACCAAGTTATGTCTTTAACCGAAAATACAACAGAGTACAGTATGACTCAACAGGATTTTTATGCAAAAAACAACATCGACCCCGACTCAATCAGTTGGGCGGGTAAGGGAGATTTTGGTGAGGCATATTATGTCAATGGAGACCGAGTTTTAAAAAAAACAACGGCTGTAAGCGAGTTTGATATAGCTAAGCGGCTTATCGGAGACACCTCTCCTGTATTTAAAGTGTTTGCAGATATTTATGCTGCCGAGCTTGTTGAAGGAGAAAAGTGGATTTTAATGGAGGAGTTAGAAATTGACTCTGAAATAGAGGATTACTACTATCAAGTCAGCAGCTACATGGAAGAGCAAGGGTTGCCTATTCAGTATACACACTCAATGGACTGGGACGAAACAGACGCCCCAGACGATGTGAAAGAATTCGCAGACCAACTAGATGATATCAATAGAGCATTTCGCGCATTAGGCATTGAAGCCTCTGATATGCGTCCAGAAAATATGGGCTACGATAAAAATGGTAAACTAAAGGCGTTTGACCTTCATGATAGAAGTATTGGTGAAATTCGTAATTTCATCAGAGAAGCTTTGCTGGAGCGTTTTGGCTTCAATAATAATAAGTCTTTTTCTCCGCCAGAAAACGTAAAAAGCACTGTTCGTCGCGCTATCTCTAGTGGCGGCCAAACTGCTAATGGAGGTAACGAGGGTAGTGGAGTAAGAAAAGCCCAAGACCTTGCGGACGGAGGAATTCAAACGCATGCTCAAATGAAGCGTCTAAAAGCATTCTTTGACAACAATCAAGCTGGAAGTCCAGAGTGGGATTTACATGGCGGTAATGCCGCTAAAATGTGGGTAGATAGAGCTTTGGCTGGAACTCACGACAGTAACATGCGAACTAAAGAGCATATGCGAAGAGTTGGTGGTGGTGGATATGGGATGAACGATGGTATGGGCTCAATGTCAGCAACCATGATGAAAACCAATAACTCAAGAAACCACTCGGTTTGGACTAAGGCAAAGAACGCAACACAAAACAAAAAAATAATGAACAAAAAGAAGAATATTCAAGAAACGCTAAGATTGCAGCTCTTGTCAAAGATAATTACAGAGGAGCAGTTTGAAGAGAGAATGGAAAACCTCCTCTCTGAAGATGCTCAAGTTGAAGAAAAAGTTGACTTCGTAAGATTTCCAGACAAACAACTGAGACGACAATTATTGTCTAACATCATCTCTGAAGAGCAGTACGATAAAAAAATAAGTGAAAAAGACAATTTAAACTCTTAACTAAGGCTTAATGGCTCAAGGCACCGTAAATGAGGTTCGACGTGCTATACGAAAAGCGCTTCTAGAGATTGAGTTATCTGATTTTTCATTGGATGACAACCTAAATCTTTATAGAGGTGAAAAACGTCTGTACTCGCCTGATTCCAAAAATGACCTTATTCGGTTTTTAGCATTTAATATTCCTGCATTGGTGGCGCACTTTGGTTTGGACCAAGCTCCTGCTAAACGTTCACCCTCAAATCTCAACTCCAAACTTCTCAGTCGACAAGTATTTACTCAGGCTGAGATGGTAAAGCTAGGTGGAAATTATCATCTGGAGCACGGGCTTTTAATGATGATACCCGTGGATAAAATAGACGGCTTGGACCCAACTCCTGGAAGCTGGTCAGATGACGAAGGAAACGAATATGAATTCCAGAAGGGCGTTGATTTATTTGATGCGAAACCCATCGAGGTCCATTACGATTCTGACCAAGACTTGTTTATGCTCTATGATGGTAATCATAGAGTTACTCAGGCAAAATTAAACCAAGACCAATACATTAAAGCGCTTGTTCAAGCAACAAAGCAAGACTATCAAAGATGGCTTCAGAAATAAACTCCATACGAAAACTTATCAGAGAAGTCTTAGAGGATTATCATAATCATCCAGACATTGTTGCTATATCCAAAAGTAAAAATGGTATTAGCCTTAGCTCTGGAGAGGTTACGTCAATCAAGTGTGATAAATCAAAGTCAAATAAGTGTGAAACTAATGTCTTTCATTACATTCACAACAGGCCTAATGAAAATCTGTATCCCGTAAAGGGATACGCTTTTGAAAACGATTTCCCCATTGAACACTGGTGGGTTTATGATGCCGATAAAAAAGAATATTTTGACCCAACCCCAGGCTCTAGCTCTTTTGGAAGGTATGTAGGAATAGTTGGTGTGGATACCAAAGACGAAATTCATAAAACAAAAGCACCTTGGCACGAGCCAGAGAGAGGCCTTAATCCATTCGATGTAGACTTCTTTAGAAGTGGAAACATTAAGTCGTATCTTCAAGAAAATACTACCCAAAACATTTATTATCATGGCGTAGGCCCTAAGGGAAAGTTTGCTTCTTTTGATAAATCACAAATAGGCTCCACCAGTGGGAATGATGGCCATTTTGGTAAGGGATTTTATTTTACAGATACAGAATCAAAAGCCAGAAGCTTTTCAGAATTCTTCGGAGGAACTGGTGAAGTTCTTTCTGTACGCTTGGATATGAAAAACCCTTTTTATGTCAACGAAAGCAGCCTTGTGCGTATTGGAGAAAAATATAAATTAAATCTCCCAAAAAAAACAGTTGTAGCTATTGACCTTAAAGACTTGCTTCTGCAATTAAAGACAAAAGACATTGTCGCTTTTAATCTTCTTGCATCTATCACTAAAAACAAAGACCATAGCCGTGGGTGGGAAGAGTTTAAAACTAAGCACCCTGACACATACGAAGGAGAAACAGGCTTAGACCTAAACATTGTGTCTGACTGGTACGAAGAAACTCAGGGCACCAGATACGGAAGAGGAGTAAACGATTTCTCAGTAGAAGAACTTCGAGAGATTGGGATTGAGCCCAAACTGATTTACGACTTCGAAGAAGACGTAAGAATGGACTACCTTACCGACTTGGGCCAAAATTCAGATGATTGGACTAACGCGATAAAACAAGAAGGGCACGATTCGATAATAGCAGGTGATGAGATTGTTGTATTTGAATCTGAGCAGATTAAAATAATCGAGGCTGAGAGCTTGTCGGAACAAACTGGGTCTGACGAAGCCATTCAGATGTACACTGATGTTGTCGACTTGAATCCAAAGGCTGAAAAAAATCAGAAGTATATCGATTTGTTGAAGACTAAATACAATTATAAATACATTCCTCCTGAGAAAAGATATAAAGAAGAAAACAATATCATTGATAAATATAATGGTATAGGATATATTGCGACAACTATAAAAGGGACTCCAATAGCAATCTCAATATTTAAGACACCAGGTTTACATCGTTCTTTAACTATCAAAGCCTCAACTGAGAATTTAACACCCGTTGGGAGAGTTGGTTTTAATATTGA